GGGGTCAGGGTGCCGGGGTGCCAGGGGTGCCGGTCGCCAGGGTGCCGGGTCAGAGGGTGCTCCCCTCGCCAGGGGTCAGGGTGCCGGGGTGCCAGGGGTCAGGGTGCCAGGGGTGCGGTCGCCGGGTCCGAGGGTGCCGGGTCCGAGGGTGCCGGGTCCGAGGGTGCCGGGGTCCGAGGGTCAGGGTCGCCAGGGTGCCGGGTCAGAGGGTGCTCCCCTCGCCAGGGGTCAGGGGTGCCAGGCGGTCGCCGGGTCCGAGGGTCAGGGGTGCCGGTCGCCAGGGTGCCAGGGTCAGGGGTGCCAGGGGCGCCGGTCGCCAGCTGGCAGGGGTGCCGGTTCGAGGGGTGCCGGGGTCGCCGGTTTCATTACGGTGACGGCGTCGGTTTCATTACGGTGACGACGCGCGGACGGACGACGAAACTTTCCAGCTGGGGGTCCAGACCGACGCGGGGCGTTTCTCGTATGGCCGCAAAAATACGCCAGGGGGGGTAAATGCCAGGGGGGAGGCAACGAATTCGCGGTCATTGTTGCGTCAAAACAGCCACCGGGCTAGATCCAGAGGGTCAATTCCGACAATTCAATGGAAGGATGGGGCCATGACCGGCTCGTATTTGGACTCTGATACTATCGAAAGCCGCGAGCCCACGATGGCCGATCTTGAAGCGGTCGTGTGGCGAGGGTCGAGACCTGATTGGCTTGACCCCGAGCCGTGCCCGGCCACGTTGCCGATGTCCGCCGACAGAATGCGTTGGTGCGTCCACGCCATCGGCTGGACGAGGGGTAATCTCGCCAGGCGCAGCGGCTCGAATTCCACCACGTTAAAGAGGTTGGAATCGCGGAACAGGCTTATTCCCGACGTGCTGGCGATCTGGCTGGAACTGCAGGTGACCCGCGCGCTCACGCCGATCGAACCGCTGGAGAGGTTCTGGGAGCCGCCCGCCGACTGGGATCGGCCAGCGTGGCTGAAACCGGAGTGGTGCCCGCCCGGTCTGCCCATGATGATCGCCCGCATGATGTGGTGCCTCCATGTCGTCGGCTGGACGCTGTTCGAGACCAATCGCCGCTATGGTCGTCCAGGCGTGACCGAGCGGTGGCTCCACGAGATGATAGACGCGAGGCGGGAAATTCCGTTGGCTTTCGCCGCGTGGTTGGAAGTGCATACGCGGCGTGTACTTTCCACGCAGCCGACCGCGCCAGAATGGCGGTCAACGCTCAACATAAACCGCGACTACTACGAAGAAGAAGACGAGGAAGGACTTGTTCCCGAGTAGGGAGTGGCGGGCGGCCGTGAGCGAATACTACTTGACAACGGGACGGATTACGCCACTGAAATTGTCAGACTTCCAAAGAATCCGTGCGAGGCCGCCTCCATGCCCACGCGGCCGCCCGTCCATCAGCCCTTCGGACGAAGGCCGGGAATGGCTCCGCCGAGGAGATCGGACGGCTTCTATCACACCTCGCGATGGCAACGAATTCGTGACTTAGTGCTTGCGCGAGACGGTTATCGTTGTCGCCTCGCACTTCCAGGCTGCGTCGTTCGCGCCACGATCGCCGACCATGTCAGAGAAAGAAAACAGGGCGGGTCGGACGATCCAGCGAATCTGCGAGCGGTCTGTTCCGCTTGTCACAACCGGCGTCACCCCGACAAGTGGCGGGCGTGGAGAGACTGAACCCTAGCCGCCCGCGCCTCCACCACCTGAACCAGTCGCTCCGACTGCCTGACCAGGGGTCCTTCCGCTGGTCAGCGTGGCCCCCGTCCCGGTCGTGTGTCACACCGCCGCCGGGACGGACGGCGCTGAAAGGTTTTACCATGATAGATCTGCTAATTTACCTGCTCATACTTATCTTGTTCATGGGCGCGATCGTTTGGATCGTGCGACTACTACCGTTGCCCGAACCTTACGCCCAGGTCGCGATCGCCATCGTGGCGCTCATCTTCCTTCTGCTGCTGCTATCGATGCTGCTTGGCGCGATACCGCTCAGACCCCTCGTGCGGTAGCGGAGGACAACATGCGAGGACGCAAGCCGACGCCGACGATGTTGAAAGAGCTACACGGCAACCCGCACAAGGGTGCGCTGCCGAAGCATGAGCCGAAGCCCGTTGGCGACCTGTCTGATCCGCCCGAATACTTCACCGATGACCAGAAAGCGGGCTGGAACTACGCTCTCGCGCACTCGCCACCCGGTCTGTTGAAGCGGATCGACCGGGCGGCACTGGTGGCTTTCATCGCCGCGGAGGATCTCCACCGGCAGGCGATGATAGAACAGTCCAAGGCTCGGCTCCTGTGGCGTCCGCCTGGATCGTCGCAACCTCAGCAGTCGCCCTACCTGCCGATCATCAACCGTCAGGCGCTCATCATGATGAAGGCGGCGACCGAACTTGGCTTCACGCCGGTATCGCGACCGCGCGTCTACGCCGGCAACCAGCCGGCAGGACCAGGATTGAATGCCCCAGCCAAATCCGGCCAGCGCAGCAACGTCAAACAACCAAAATCCCTCGACGATTACCTCGCCTCCGCTCCCGCGCGCCCGACCCTCAACTAGTCACGACCCGGTCAGCGCCTACGCCTGGGACGTCGTAACGGGGAAGATCGTCGCGGGACGCCTCGTGCGCCTCGCTGGTGAGCGGCATTTCCACGACCTCGCCAACGGGCACAAGCGGGGACTGATGTGGAGCCCGCAATGGGCGGCGTATGGCATCGACTTCTTCAAGGACTACCTCGTGCATGGCAAGGGCGAGTGGGCTCGCCAGCCGGTGATCCTCGAACCCTGGCAAAAGTTCACCGTGGGCAGCGTGTTCGGTTGGCTTCGGCGCGACGGCTATCGGCGGTTTCGGACGGTCTACGAGGAGGTCGCCCGGAAGAACGGGAAAAGCACGAAGCTGGCGGGCATTGGAATCTATGGGCTCGTCGCCGATCAGGAGATGGGCGCGGAGGTCTACGCCGCGGCGACCCGCAAGGATCAGGCGCGGATCATCTTCGACGCGGCCAAGATGATGGTGCGCTCGGCGCCAGAACTGTCGGACCAGGTCGGCATCTTCAAATTGAATATGTCGGTGGACAACACCGGATCGAAGTTCGAGCCGCTGAGTTCCGACGACCGCACCCTCGACGGTCTCAATCCGCACATCGTTCTGATCGACGAGTTGCACAAACACCGTTCCCGGGCCGTGCTCGACGTGCTCGATACCGCTCTCGGCTCCCGGCGCCAGCCGATCCTGTGGATCATCACGACCGCCGGTGATGACAACCCGGAGAGCGTTTATTCGACCGAGAACGACTATGCCATCAAGGTGCTCGAAGGCACCGTCAAGGACGACAACTACTTCGCTTATATCGCCACGCTGGACAAAGACGATCGTTGGGACGACCCGAAGGTCTGGATCAAGGCCAACCCCAATCTGAACGTTAGCGTAAAGATGATGGATCTGAGGCGGCAGGCGGCGAAGGCCAAGAATTCGCCTCCGGATCAGATGGCGTTCAAGCGGCTTCGCCTCAACGTGCGCACCTCCGACGTCACCCGCGCGATCGACATGGACGTGTGGAACAGGAACACCAACGGCCTGTTCGATCCCGCCATGCTCTACGGTCGGCCATTCTTTGGGGGGCTGGATCTGTCGTCGAAGACCGACTTGTCCGCCTGGGTGAAACTGTTTCCGCCGCAGGGCGAGGAACGGGTCTGGTGGATAGTCCCCCGGTTCTGGATGCCCGGCGACACCGTCTCGGTCAAAAGCGATCGCGACCGCGTTCAGTATCAAAGGTGGATCGACATCGGGTTGATTGAGTCGACCGAGGGCAACGTCATCGACCACGATGAGCTGCAGGCCGCGATCATGGAGGACTGCCGCCTCTACCGGCCCTATGCCATCGCGTTCGACCCGTTCAACGCGACGCAATTGACGACCAGGCTGTATCACGAGGGGTTGCCGGTCAACGAGTTCATCCAGGGATATCGCTCGTATAACGCGGCGACGAAGGAACTCGAGGCGCTGCTGCTCGCGGACAAGCTCGAGCACGGCGGGAACGAGGTGCTGGCCTGGATGGCGAGCAACATGAAGGTCCGGACCGACCACAACGAAAACCGGATGCCCTCGAAGAAACATTCCACCGGCAGAATAGACGGCATGTCCGCGCTGATCATGGCGATCGGCCGCTCGATGCTGGACGACATGGGCGAGGGTCTGGAGGGCTTCCTCAGCGGAACCTCCATGTAATCGGAGGCCGCGATGAAAAAGCTCTGGCTCAAGGCGGTGACGACCATCGCCAGGGGCATTGGGCTTAACGATCCGCGCCTTTACCGGATGTTTGACGGCCCGGTCGATACTTACGCGGGCGAGACCGTCACCGTGAACTCAGCGATGAGCATGGACACGGTCTGGGCCTGCGTGATGCTGATCGCGCGGACCATCTCCACGCTGCCGTTGCAGTTCTACAAGTTGGACAAAGACGGACGCGGCGTTTTCGCGAAGGAACACCCTCTCTACTCGATCCTGCACGACGAGCCGAACGCGGACATGACGGCGGTAGCGTTCTGGCAGGCGATCATTGGCTCGCTGTTGCTGTGGGGAAATGCTTACGCGGAGATAAGTCGCAACGGTAATCGCGTTGTCGCGCTCACTCCCCTGGTGCCGGACCGGTTGACGGTGCGCCGCGAGAACGACGGGACGATTGTCTATGAGTATCGCGACTACGCCGGGAAAGTTCTGAAGTTCAGCGAAGATCAAATCTTCCACGTCAAGGGTTTCTCCCTGGACGGCCTGTCGGGGTTGTCGCCGATCAGCCAGGCGCGGCAGACGTTGGGCATCGCCCAGGCGGCGGAGAAGTCGGCGGCCAGCGTATTCCGCAATTCGATGCGGCCCAGCGTGGCGCTGATCTCCCCGAATTTCATGACGAAGGAGCAACGGAAGCAGTACGAGGAAGAACTACGGCCGAAAATGCTCGGCGCGATAAACGCCGGAACGCCCGCGTTGATGGAGGGCGGCTGGGACATCAAGAACATCTCGATGAACCCCGACGACGCGCAACTACTCGCGTCACGCGGTTTCTCGGTCGAGCAAATCTGCCGTTGGTTCGGCGTCGCCCCGCCAATGATCGGGCACATGGAGAAATCGACGGCCTGGGGAACGGGCCTGGAACAGATGAACCTCTGGTTCCTGACATACACCCTGCGACCCTACCTCGAAGCGATCGAGCAGGAGATCAGGCGCTCGTGCCTGACCGCGGTCGAGAAGCAGAGCTACTACGCCGAATTCAACGTCGAAGGTTTGTTGCGCGCGGATAGCAAGACGCGGGCGGAAATCTTCCAGCTCTACGTCAACAACGGCCTGCGGACTCACAACGAAGTGCGCGCCCTCGACAATCAGCAACCGTTGGATGGCGGCGACAGGCTGACTGTCGCGAGTTCTCAGATTCCACTGACCGACATTGAAAAGGTGTCGGCCCCGGCGGCGATCCAGCCGGCCCCTGGAGTGAACGACAATGCAGCAGCGGCTTGAGGTATGTCGCGTTCCGTTCGACGGCGCGCTGAAGTTTGAGAGCGATGGCGAGGTCGGCGAGATCAGCGGCTACGGCTCGACATTCAATGTAACGGATCTGAACGGCGACATGATGATGCCGGGAGCGTTCGACGCCACGCTCGCGGAACACAAATCATCGGGCCGGGTCATGCCCATGTTCGGGGAGCACAGCTTCGCCTTCCTCGGCGGCGACCCCTACCCCATTGGGGGTTGGACCAAGCTGGAGCCGGACACCAAGGGCCTGCACGTCACCGGCAAGCTGGTCGGGCTCAAGCACCCCGACGTCGCCCGCGTGTATGAACTGGTAAAAGAGAAGTTGATCAGCGCCATGTCGATCGCTTATCGCGTGCGTGACGGTGGTTACGAAAAGGGCACCAAGGCGGGCGACCCAAGGCGATGGCTAAAGGCGGTGGATCTGTTCTCCATCGACCTTGTCGGCGATCCGGCGAACCCGCAGGCCACGATCGACAACATTAAGTCCGTGCTGACGCTGCCTAACCACCAGAGAGCGGCCTCATGGATCAAGGAAGCGTTCAGTTTGTGCGGTGAAAGTCTCGGCGGCGGCAACGCACCGACCAAGGCCCAGCGCGACCAACTGAACGGTTACCTACAAGACGCGCATCGCGAACTGACCGGCGAGGAAATTCCGGCGCTGATGCGCTTCGAACAACTGCGTGAGTTCAAGAAGTGGCTGCATTCCCCTGTGGACCAGGGGGGGCGCGGCTTCACGAACTCGCAGGCTGATGAGCTTGCCACGCTCATCTTCAAGTCAATGCCTCGGGATGAGGACGGAGACGCCGCTAAGGCCCGGAAGGAGGCGGTCGGCGATATCGCCCGCGCTCTTTCCGGCTTCTCACTCAAATTCGGGACATGAAACAATGGCTGACGATCCGGAACTGGAACTGAAAAATCTTGGCGCCGACCTCAAGAAGGCGACCGACGAGGTCAAGGCGTTTGCCGAGAAGGTGACGACCGAGATGAAGAACCTCGGCGCGGCGACGGAGGAAACCAAGGCCAATGCCGACAAGGCTCTGACCTCGATGAACGAACTTTCGGCTCGCGTGACCGAGATCGAGCAAAAATCCGCGCGCCGGCAGCAGGACACGCAGCCAGAGATCAAAAGCATCGGTCAGATGGTTGTTGAGAGTGATGGCGTCAAAGCCCTCATGGAGCGGAAGAACGGTCAGGCGAGGGTGACGATCGATCTCAAGAACATTCTGACCGGCCCGGCGCTATACGGCACGCACAATAGTATCGCGAACGCGCTCATCTCGCCGACCCGAGGCGATACGGTCATGGTGCCGACACGTCCCTTCTTCATCAGGGATCTGATCACGCCAGGCACCACGAACTCGAACGCGATCGAGTATGCGGTGGAAACCTCCAATCCGTATGCCACGCAGGCGGCGGTTGTTTCGGAAGGATTACGCAAGCCGCAGTCCGAAAATATCCAGTTCGATCTGAGAACCACGGCGGTCAGGACGATAGCGCACTTCATGAAGGCGAGCCGTCAGGTGCTCGACGACGTGCCTATGCTGGCGAGCATGATTGATGGAAGGCTGCGATTCGGCCTGCAATACGTCGAGGAGCAAGAATTGCTGTTTGGCGATGGGACCGGGCAGCATCTACTCGGTATTGTTCCGCAGGCGACGGCCTATGCGGCCGCGTTCACGCCGGCCCTGCCAACCGCGATCGACACGCTCCGGCTCGCCGCGTTGCAGGCGACTTTGGCGCTCTACCCAGCGACGGGGTATGTTTTGCACCCGACCGATTGGGCCAAGATCGAACTGACGAAGGACAGCCAAGGCCGCTACATCGTCGGCGATCCGCAAGCGCAGCTGATGAAACGACTTTGGACGCTCCCGGTGGTCGACACCCAGACCATGCTGGCTGGCAAGTTCTTGACAGGGGCGTTCAGGATGGGCGCGCAGATTTTCGATCGCATGTCCATCGAGGTTTTGGTCTCAACGGAGAACGAGGACGACTTCGTACGCAACATGATCACGATTCGCGCGGAAGAGCGTCTGGCGCTCGCCGTGTACCGGCCGACCGCGTTCATCTACGGCAACGTGCCGTAAGTTCCACACACCATGCCCCTCGTACGCGCGCTGCGCCCTTGGTATAACCGCGAGCACGAGGGGTGGGTGGACCCCGGCCACGAGTTTGAGACCTCGGAGTATCGGGCGACCGAACTCGTGAACACCGGGTTGGCGGTCTACGCGGTCAGCACCACGGAAAAGATCAGCGTGACGGCGGACCCGCCGGCCGAGCCACCACCGCCGGAGAAACCCGCTGTCCCTTTAGCTCCGGAGCCTGCCGAAAGACCGCCACCACAACCAAAATCCCCGAGACCGTCAGGACGAAAGAGAAGTTAGCGCCGCTGCATATCAGGGCGCCGTGGGGCCTGGGGGATACCATCTACGTCCGCCCGCTGGTCGCCGACGCGGCCCGGCGACGGCGCGTCTACATCGACACGCCATGGCCTGAACTCTACGCCGATATTGATCTCCAGTTCGTCGCGAGCACGCGGATACTGCGGACGCAGATGCGAAATGTCGCTCTGCAACCAGCCGGAACTTACATAGATCCGCCGGTCGGCCTGCCCTCGGTGGCTCTCGGCTACGGCCACCTCGAAATGGACCGCGGCGTGTTCGTGGCGATGGAACGAAAGTTGCCTTTAACGAGACGCCCTAAATGGAACCTGCCGGACATGGGACCGTGTCCGATCGACACCGGGGGTGCCCCTCTCGCCGTCATCCGACCGGTGATGCGCCGCTACGAGTGGGACAACGAGGCGCGCAACCCGCTGCCTGAATACGTCAACTGGGTCGCGGGCGACCTGAAGCGGCTTGGCTTCGCCGTCGTCGTGATCGCCGACGAGAGGTTGGGCTGGGAGTGGATCGAGGGCGGCGTCGTGCCCCCCTGCAACGCCGCGTTTCTCCGCGGGGAGTTCACCGTGCGGCAACTGATGGCGACGGTCAGAGACGCCGCCGTGGTGGTCGGAGGGGTCGGATGGATCGTGCCGGCGGCGATTGCCCTCGGGACGCCAGCCTTCGTCGTCCTTGGCGGCAACGGCGGCATGAACGCACCCGACGTCATCATCGATCAGCGCATGGACGGATCGAAAATCGGGTTCGCCACACCGGAGGTGCTGTGCAGATGCTTCGACATGCGACACCGCTGCGACAAGAGAATTCCGGACCTCGCCCAGCAGTGGCGCAGTTGGGCGGACTCAAATTTGAGGATGCCCCGCCGATCCTGAAAATGCTCGCCGCACGCAGTCTGACGTGGTTTCCCGAGCTTGAGTGCGGCTATTTCCCGGCGACGCCCGGTTCCCACACCTATGGCCAGGCTTATTTCGACAAGTATGCCGAGTATGCCGCCACCGAGATGGGAAAACGGCTCAACGCCACGCGGATGGCTCTGGTCAACCGCCATTGGGGCGGTCCGTTGGTCGATATCGGCATCGGCAGCGGCCAATTCGTGACATCCCGTCCCGGTACATGCGGTTACGACATCAATCTGACGGCCATGGAGTGGCTCGATCGGCATGAACGCTGGTGGAATCCCTACCAACACCCCTGCGCGGCCGCGTCGATGTGGGACGCGCTGGAGCATATCGCCGACTTCCCGGCTTTGTTGGAGCAGATCCACGAATACCTGTTCGTCTCCCTGCCGGTTTTCGACGGTCCTGACCACGTCCTGCGCTCGAAACACTACCGGAAAGACGAGCACTATTGGTATTTCACCGAAGCTGGCTTCGTTCGGCTGATGTCGGGTCTCGGCTGGAAATGCGTCGAAACCAACCACGATGAGACACGGCTGGGGCGGGACGGCATCGGCTCGTTCGCCTTTGCCCGGCGAGGGTCGACGTCGTGAAAAGCACCATGCTGAAGGTGCTTGTCGCCGCGCCGACGCACGATCTGACGACGCTTGAGAATGCCTACGAAGAGCTCGGCATCACCGACGACACGCACGATAACAGAATGGCCCGCTGGATCAGCGCGACGAGCGCGGCCATCGAGAAATGGTGCAACCGCGTCTTCGCGTTGGAGCAAGTGGTTGAAACGTGGCGGGCGGCGGATGGGTGGACTGTCCACGACACCTACTATCCCGATGCGCTCCATCTGGCCCGCCGGCCGATCGTGCAAATCGACTCGGTCGTCGAGGACCTTAGTGAGCCGCTAACGACCGATGACTACGAGTTTGACGCGGAGAACGGACAGTTGTGGCGACTGTCTGGTGGGATCAGGCGGGACTGGTGCCTGTCGCGAGTGACGGTGACGTACAGCGGCGGCTACGACGTGCCCGAGCACACGCCATTCGACCTCGAGCAGGCGTGTCTGATGTTGCTGAAAATCCGCAACGACGGGATCACCCGGGACCGCTCGCTGCGCGCCCTGACCATCCCCGGCGTGCTGGAGGAGCAGTTCCAAACCCCGACCGGGTCTGGGGGCGGCATGTCGGGTGGGTTGGCACCGGAGGTCTGCACGATCCTCGACGCCTGGCGGGACTACAATCCGCCGTGACGAACTACGTCGCCGACCGCGTGACCTACGCGATGAACAAGGTGGGAGAGACGGGCACGCTCGTCCGCCTGCCGGGCACCACGGGCACGCGCGTGGAGTTGACGGTGAAGGTGGTGCCGTCCTTCGAGACGCCAACAGAGCCCCTCGGAGGCGTCGTGCAGAGCCACCGTGAGGCACGGATCGGCAACGCCGAGATCGCCGCCTCGAACTGGCCCGCGCCGATCAAGCGCGGCGACCTGATCATCCTCTCCGGTATCTCATACGCCATCCAGGGCGTGCAGACGTCCGCGCCAGACGGCACGCCGGCCATCCACCTGCTCTACCTGATGCGAATGGGCTGATGCCACAACTCCAGTTGTTCACGCCAACGCGAACGCGTGACTTCGTCGAGCGGGTACACGCGCACACGCGGCGACAGCTCATCGACCTGACGCTGGAGAGAACACGCGCCAATCAGGCGCTGATACAGCGAGCGTTCGGTCACGAAGCGCCGACTGAGTTGTTCGTCGATGGGCAGAGTGGCAAGCCGCTGATGTCGGCCCAGACCATCACGCTGACCCAGTTCCACCTACAGAACGGTGTCGTGGACGCCGCCCATCGGATGCTGGTCGAGCGGTCACCATACGGACCCGACAAGCACGGTCATTACCAGGACGATCACTGGATATTCGTCAACGGGGTGCGCCGCGATGCCACACGCGAGGGCGGAAAACCGATCGATATCGGGCCGCACGACAAGGTGATCATCGTCAACATGCGGCCCTACGCCCGAAAGATCGAGGGCGGCCCGAACCAAACCTTCAGGCGGCGGCTGACCGATCGTCGTCCTGGGATCTCCGCGCAGGCGCCGAACGGGGTTTACGAGATCACCGCGCGTGATCTGCAACGTGCGTTCGGCAAGGTGGCGGACATCCGATTCACCTACCACGGCGTGATCGGTGGCACCCTGGTATTCGCGCCTGATCCACGACCGGCGATGCGAGGCCGACACGGTCGCTTCACGGCGCAAGGCGGGCCGCGACCCGCCAACGCGAAATTGAACCGCTTTCCGGCCCTGGAAATAGAGTCGCGGTTATTCTGACATGTTTGTCCCGGCGAAGAACGCGATCCGCGCCTGGATCGAGGCGCACTACTCTGCGCTGCCGATGCGATGGGCGAATGAGGACTGGCCGGGGGCCGACCCGCAGGCGACCCGCGATCCCTTCATAGAATGCGAGCTGATCGGCGGCACGAACGAACTGCGCGGCTTCAGCAGTCCAGGCAATCGTCTTTGGATACATCACGGGGTTTTCCGTTTCTACGTCTGGCAGCCATGGAATACCGGCATGGATGCCGCTTACGCGACGGCGGACGAATTCGCCGTCTTCATGGAGCGGGCTGAGTTCGGCAGAGACGAAGCGACCGGACGGACTGTCAGAACGCTTGACTTCTCCGTTCACGCCAACGTCGCCGCCGACGAGGCGGGGAACTACGTCGTGCTGCTTTGCAGCGTGCCGTTCGATTTTTACTACACGAACTAGCCCCGCCGCCCTTGGGCAAGGCCCCTTTCCTTAAAACAGGACGGAGTCGAAATGGCTTACCAAACCCAAAGCAATGCCATCGTCGCGTACAAAGCACAAACCGGGCTTGGTGTCCCCGCTACCGGGACGGGCGCGTCCGTGTTGCGCGTGGCTGGCGGTACCGGTGGCGACCTGACCAAGGCGGCGACCGAGAGCAACGAAGTTCGTTACGATGGAATGCGGACGCGGGGCAGGCATGGCATCCAAAAGACGACCGGCGCGTGGAGCGGCGAGGCTTCGCTCGGTAGTTTCGATATCATAGCGGAAGCGATCATGCGCGACACTTTGTCGGCGGCCGATCTGACGATCACGGAAGTTACCGCCGGCCTGACCAGCATCACCACGACGGCGTACAACCCGGTCGGCCCGGTCCCCGCCACCATCGTGGCCGCCGCCGGATCGTGGATCACGGCGGGATTGAAGGTGGCCGATATCATCCGCATGACCGGCCACAGCGCGACGGCGAATAACAACCGGAACATGCGGATCACCGGGCTGACCCCCACGACCATCACGATTGCTGAACAATGGCTGACCGCTTCCGGCACGGGCGACGCGGCGTTCAGCATCATCCGTCCCGGTAAGAAGCTGATCCAGAGCGGCACCCAGTTGATCAAGCGGTATTTCACCGTCGAGGAATATGAGATCGACATCGATCAGTCGATGGTAATGTCGGATTTCGTTTGGGGCGCGATGCGGGTCGGCATGGCGCCGAACGGCATCATCACCATGGACCCCAGCGGTATCGGCACCGGGCAGATGAGCGTCAACGACGTGGCCACCTCGCCGGTCTTCACCACGCCGACCGCGACCACGTCGCTACCATTGGCGGTGGTGGACGCGACCATCCGCATCGGCGGCCGGGACATGGTGGACCTTACCAGTTTCGATCTGACAATGGACATCTCGCCGATGAGCCCAGACGTGTTCGGCTCCGGAAATATCAAGTACGGACCTGATGTTTTCACCGGTCAGATGGGCATTGGGATCAACTTCACGGCGCTACGGAAAGACCTGCAAATGTTGCAGGACTTCATCGCGGAGACGCAATATTCGATCTCGATCCTGGCGGTCGAGAACGAAGCGGAGCCGAAAAGTTTTCTGTCCATTTATGTCCCGAACCTGACGCTCGGCGGTCTGACCAAATCGGCTTACGCGAAAGAAGGCGGGCCGCGCACGCAGTCCGTCACCGTGCCGATGGCGCTGATCGGCAAGGACATCACGTCTCCGGAGACGGACGGAACGATGATCAAAATCCAGTCGAGCGCGACCTGAATTCACCATACCACAAGGAGTGTCATGGCAGACATCATGTCAGAACCTTTCGACATCGACGAAATAAAAGCCCTGGATACCGCCGAAGTCGCCGTCGTCCATCCGTTCTCCGGGTTGCCGACGACGTGGATCTGGACGCTCGCCGGCCCCGGTCATCCAAAGGCAATCGCGGCCAGCAATAACGCATTGCGAGAGATGCTTCGGGTGCAAAAGCTGAAGGACCAGGCGCAGGCCAACCGTAAGAAGTGGATCGAGCCGGACCGCTCGCCCGAGGAAGTGCGCCTGGACAATGTTAAATCATTCGCCTTGCGGGTGCTTGGCTGGACACCCGCGAAGATAAACGGCGCGGACTATCCGTACAGCTACGAAAACGTTGTCGAACTGCTGAACAACCAGGCTTTCACCAAACTATACACGCAATTGCTTGAGTATTTCACGTCCGATGAAAGTTTTACAAAGCCCTCTGCGACGACCTCGCCGACTTCGCCGAACGAGATTTCGTCCTAGAGGGCAAGGATAAAAAGGGCGTCAGCTATCGCGAGACGCTGGAAGGATTGCTCAAGCGGGCGCGCAACCCGAAAAAACGAACGGAATACGAGGCGGAACTGGAAACGGACGATTTTCCCCTTCCGCTCCTGTATTTATGGGTCGCGTTCAATCGCATTCGGCGACGCAAGGGCGGCAACGGCTTTGGCCCGTCGCCCATCGAAATGACGGATATCGACGCTTTCAACCGGCTGTCAGGGATGGCGTTCGCGCCGTGGGAGGTCGAGATGATCGAACGCCTCGACGATATCTTCCTCAAATCCCTGGCTGACGCCGCCGAGAAGGACAAGTAGCGGCGGTGTCCGGCACCGAGAGAATAGTCACTGAAATAATCATCGATACCTCGAACGCCGTCCGCAGCACGGCGGAACTCGCGGCGATCCAGCGTGTCGCGCAAAAAGCGGCGGACGACTACACGGGACGCGTCGACAGAAACGCCGCGGCGGTAAAAGCCGCCGCCGCCGCTGGCGTGGACGCCGCCTCGGCGCTCGGACTGACCAGCGCCCAGTACAAAGCGGCCGCCGCCGCGGCTGACTCGTACCGGGGCCGCCTCGATCCCGCCGTGGCGGCGCAGTTGGCGCTCACCAAGGAACTGCAACTGGCCAGTACGGCATTGTTGGGTCTCGGCAAGCAATACGCGCAGCAACAAGTCAGCGTGAAGGAGTTGGATCAGGGCACGGTTCAGTTGAAGGCGCGCATGGTGGAGTTGCAAGGCGCGATAGATGGCGTGAAAAGCGGCTCCATGGGGGCGACGCAGGGAATGAATTTCCTGAAGACCTCCGCGGAACAGGCGGCTGAAACGATCAAGCCTCTCATCGCCGCCACCAATGATCTTCGCCTGAAATACGATGATGTCTATCGTGTCACGAAACAATATGACGCCGCCATCGACGGGATAATCGCGGCCAGGAACGCCGAGAAGATTTCCGTCGATCTGGCGTCGGCGGCGATAGCGAAAGAAACAGCGATACGAGACGCGAACCTGGCGGCGATCAAGAAGGCGGCGGCGACGCCGGACAAGGCGGCGGAAGCCAATAAATTACGCGCCAGCATCGACCCGCTGTTCGCCGCGTTCCAGAAATACGAGGCGGAACTTGAGCGGATCGCCGCGGTGGAGAGCAAGGTCGCCGGGATGACCACCGTGGCGACCGCGGCGCGAGACCGCGCCAAGGCCTCGTATCAGAAGGAAGTCGAGGGGGTCATCGGTCTCGGGAAGGCACATGAGGATCTCGGCAAGAAGATGGGGGATGCCGGCGCGTCGGCGAGCCAGATGAAGTTCGCCACGCAGCAATTGACCGTTCAGATGAGCCAGATGTTTTCCGGCATCGCCACCGGCCAGCCGATCATGATCACGCTGATCCAGCAAGGTCATCAGGTGCTCGACGTGATGTGGTCGACCGGCACCAGCGTCAAGCAACTCGGCGAACAGTTCATGACGCTGGTCAACGGAGCGTTGAAGGCGATCCTCACGCCAATCGGCCTCGTGGTCACCGGGGTGCTCGCCGTCGCTGGCGCGATAGCCTACCTGGCGGTGAACGCTGAAACCCAGGCGCGGTCGTTCAACGCTCTGAAGGTCGCCCTGTCAGCGACACGCGGCGATTACGACGCGGTCGCCACCTCGATTGAGAAGGACTCACGCCGCATCGCCGCTTCGCTTGGCCTGTCGCGCGATGAGGTGACCTCGACCATGGGAGCCATAGCGGCGCTGCCGTTGCCGGCGGGGCTGAACTCCTCGCTGGAGGACCTGACCCGCACCGCCGCGAACCTGGGAACGGTGCTGGGGACCGGGCTGGCGGGTGGCCTGAAGAATGTATCGGCGGCGCTGCAGGACCCCACCAAGGCGGCCATGGCGTTCGCCGACACGGCGGGTGGGTTGCGGACCCTGAGTGGCGCGTTGCTGCGGAACATCATCGATCTACAGGCGGCGGGCGACAGGGTCGGCGCGACGAACATCTTGCTGGCGTCGATGAAGGCCGCGGCCAAGATCGCCGAGGAAGGCCTGACACCGCTGGAAAAGGCGATGCGCGATCTGAGTGTGACATTCGAAAAAGGCAGTACCGGCGGCAAGAATTTTTTCCGGGATCTGGGCGACGGCATCAACAGCGTCGTCGTCGGCGCGGTGAAGGCGCTCGACGGACTCGTCCAGGCGATCAATAAACTTTACGAACTGGCGAGTAAGTTTCCGTCGCTTGGCGCGGCCATCACGGGCGCGTTTGGCGCGATGCCAGGTTTGGGACCTTTCGTGACGGCGGGTGTCGGCGTCGCGAATATTTACGACGCGTTCTTTGGGCAGAATTTCACGACCAAGAGCGTGACGCCCGATAAAGCCGCGCAAATTGAACTGTGGCGCGCCGCGCCGGGAGCGGTGCGGTCGGCGGTGTCGTCCGCGGGCGCGATTGGCACCGGGCAACTCATGCCTGGCACCGCGATGGACCTTCAGGTCAATCCGATGATCCCCATGGAAAACATCAAGGGGATGATGACGTATATCCAGCAACTGTCGAAACGTTTCTCGAGTCAGGGGGAGATCGCCGCGGCTTATCTACAGGGTCCGGCGGGCGCGGGTCTCGGTTCTCAGGCGGGTAGGACTTACGCCTGGGAGACGAACGCGCAGAACCCGTTGGCCGTGCCGAAAAACACGGCCGAGATGATCCAGTTCTGGGGCAACGCTCTCGGTATGCCGGCCGACCTCATCATGTTCGGCATGAAGATCGCGATGCAGGAGAACAAGGGGCAGCAAGGTCCCGTCAGCATCATGAGCCGGTTCGTCGATCCCATCGGCGGCGCCGCCGCCGCCGCGGCCGCCGCGGCTGGCAAGCCAGCGGAGACCGGAGGCAACAAGGACGTGCTGGCGGGCATACAGCAGATCAAGGCTTATACCGCGGCCATCGACGCGTTGAAGGAACAGCAACGTCAACTCGACCTGGCGAGAGGGAACGGGGTAAGCGAAAAAGAATACCTCATGCGTTCGAAACAGATCGCCCTGGAGATCGCCAGGGAGACAGACAAGATGATGGAACTGAACCGCGCCACGCAGCAGAACATCGCGGTGAGCAAGGTGGCGAACGAAGCCGACGCGACGATGCTGCGGAACCGTCAGGCGATGGAAGACAGACGCCGCAACGATCCGACCATCACCGACGCGCAGGCGAAGGACCGGCTGATCCAACAAGAAGCGGAACTGTTGATCGCGTATAATCAGACCGACATCGAACTCAACAAGAAGATCGCCGCCGACGACAAGGCGGCCAAGGCGCAGGCGGGTGGTGCCGCCGCGACGATGAAGCAAGAAGCCGCGCAAAAGGCTTTGAACGACGTGAGCAAATCCTTCGTCTCCGACAACCCCGCGTTTGTCCAGGCGTTGGCCGCGCGTACCGCGAAATATCTCGAAGCCGAGTCCGGAGCGCAAAAGATCAATCTGGAAAAGGAAAAGGTCAGAAACCAGGAAACCATCGCCGGCATCAAAACGGAAACCGAGGCGCTGCACATGCAGGTCGACGTGGGCGCGCTTTACGTGCAGCACAAAAAAGACGCCCTCGCCGTCGAGAAGGAATACGCCGGTCTGTCACCGCAAATTCAGGCCAACGCGCTGAAGACACGCGATGCCATCGCGGCGATGAATCAGGAACTGAGCAATCAACGCGCCATCGGGCAATACCTCGCCGGTCAGTTCGATACGATGTTCAGCACCATCGGCACCGCGATCACGCAGGCGTTCGTGCAGGGTCAGGGCGCCGCGGTGAACTGGGGCAACGTCGTCAAGGGAGTCATCACTCAGGTACAGCAAGCGTTTATCCAGCTCGCCATCATCAATCCGATCAAGCAATTGTTCCTGGGTTCCTCCATCGCGTCGGCGCCGACGCTGTCCAATGTCTTTGGCTATCTGGGTGGCGGTGGCGTGGGTGGCGGCCTGAGCGTGAATTCCGCCACGGGCGAGGTCACCAGGGACGCCGCGGGCACGAGTGGCGGCGGTAGTATTCTGAGCCTGCTCAGTAGCGGTAGCAGCGCCGTCTCGGGCGGCAACTCCCTGCTTCAAATGCTTGGCTTCAAAGGCCTGGGCGATCAACTGGGCATTTCCAACATGTTCAGCGGGGCTGGTCTGTTCGGCTCCGGTGGCTATGTCGCGAACCTGTTGGCGACACCGTTCGCCAGCGTCAGCGGGAGCGCCACGAACGCCGCCCTCGCCGGTCTTACTCAGGCCGGGAGCGCGGCGCAGTTCGGTCCCGCGACGGCGTCCCAGTTCACCGGAGCCGGCGGTGTCATTCCCGGCACGATTGGCGGCGCGCTCGGCGGGTTCGGCGCCGGCTTCGCCGCGGGCAGTCTGGCGGGCACGGGGGTTCAGCAGTTGACCGGCAAAACCGGTTACGGTCCCGAGATCGGCGCCGCCGCCGGGGCGGCGCTGGCCACCGCCGCGGTCGCGCTCGCGCCAGCGACATTCGGCATCTCGCTTCTGGCGGCCGGCTTGCTTGGCGGTGTCGTTGGCGGCGTCGGTGGCGGTCTCATCGGTCCAAAAGCGCCCTCCGTCTTCTCATCCACCGGAATAGGCCTCGACGAGGCGGGGCGCGCGGTGATCGGCGCGTCGGTGGGCCAGGGGGTGAACACCGCCGCCGAACGGAAGCAGGCGCTGGACGACGTGATGACGTTGAATTCGTTCCTCGACACCACTGGGGTCAAGCTGATGTCGCTCGGCGACGTGGCGCAACTCGGCAGGGGGACCGGCGCGGATAAAGCGGCCAATGTCGGCGCGGCGTTCAGCCAGTTCCGCTTCGCCCCATCGGCCACCGATGCCACGTTGAGCGCGTATCTCTCCGGCAAGTCGTTCACCGGCCTTGAGGAGTTTGAAACCACGATCCGGGAATACCGGGCGCTGGTCGACACGGCGCTGCCGGCGTTGCTGAAAGTCGGCAAGACGACGGGAACCCTGGCTGATTCGTTCGCCGAACTGAACAAGGTGTTCGAACCGGCGGTCGGGATGGCGAACAAATACGGCGTGTCGATCACCGAAATAATGAAAGTGCACGCGGAACAGGAAGCCAAACTCCGCGCCGCGGCGAACAAGGAGATCAGCGATTTCGACACGACGTTGCGAATTCGCAAGCGTGTCGCGGAAGGCGGCGATCCGCGCGCCATCGAGCTGGAGTCGTTCGACAAGGCGGCGGAAGACCAGCGGGTGGCGTTCAAGGACAAAATGGTTGGTATCTTCGGCGATGCCATAACGCAAACCGAGTGGTTCGCGCCGCAGATGGCGCTGCTGGAAGAGACGCTCGGAGCGGAACGTCTCGCCATCGTTAATAAATACGTCGATCAGATCACGCAGCAAGACAGGGCGCTCGGACAAATCCACGAGAACTTCGCGATCCGGCTCATGAATGCCCGCGGCACCGGGACCGCGGAAAGCAGGGAATTGTTCGCTTTCGACATCAACGCGGCGCGCGAGCGGATTTCGTTCAGCGAGCAACTCACGAGCATCTTCGGCATCGCCTACAAGAGCACCGCGGCTTTCGGCCAGGAGATGGCGCGGCTGGAGGAAGTACTCGGCGCGGAGCGGCTCGCGGTGATCAAGAAATACACCGACGCGCTGGCGTTGGCGGACCAGCAATTGTTCCGCGCGAACGAGGATCTGAACACGCGCATCCTCAACGCGAAGCCTGGCGAGGCGATGGCGAAAGAGCTTCGCGCCTTCGATATCAACGCGCGGCGCGAGACCGAGGATTTCACAAAGAACTTGCTGAACACCTACGGCGAGGCGTTCGCGACATCGAAGCGTTACGCCGACGAGATATCGTTGATGGAAGAGGCTCACGGCGCGGAGCGCGCCGCGATCGTCGAGAAATACTTCGACGCCGCCAGGAAGACGGCGACATCGGCGGTCACCTCGCTGGCGAATTATGCGACCGGCTTGTCGCTGTCGCAGGCCTCACCGCTGTCGCAGCAGGATCAGCTCGCTCTCGCGCGCGGTCAGTTCAACGCCGTGTCCGGCGCGGCGGCGGCGGGTGATTTCAACTCGCTCACGCAACTGCAAAGCTATGCCGATAGCTTCTTGAACGCATCGCGCGCCGTTTACGGTTCGGGCGAGGCTTATGTCACCGATTTCCAGCGCGTGCTCGCGGCGCTCAGCGCGGTATCCAGCACGTCGTCGGACACGTTGACGGCGTCGGTGATGCAGTCGGAGACACGCACCCAGACCGCCGAACTGGTGCAAGAACTCGGCAGGCTGCGTGACGCGGTCAACACCGTGACGACGCAGTTGCGGCAAAACCAGACAGCCCCGGCGAGGATCGCGGCATGACCCCAGGCAGCCTCCCGCTCGCGCTCTATCGCGGCGATTCATCTAGCTGGCGGTTCGTGTTGTGGGCTGACACCGCGAAGACGATCCCGGCTGATCTTGCTGGCGTCGTCGCCAAAGCGGAAATCCGCGACAAACCCGCGGGGAGCAACCTGACCATGCTCACCTGTTCCATCGAAATGCCGAACGCGATCCTGGTCACACTCGATGCCACGACAAGCGCCAGACTGCCCGCCAAGGGCGTTTGGGACCTGCAGTTGACCTACCCAGAGGGGGCGGTCGCCACGGTCCTGGCGGGGGCTGTGACAGTCACCGCCGACGTGACCGATAGCGCGCCGATCGTTCGCACGCTCGTGCCGGTGCGCGCGGCATGAGCGACACCATTGTCGAGATCGTCACGGTCGAGGCATCAACGCTGACCATCGATGTCATCGTGCCGCCACCAGCCGCGGTCGTGATCGAGGTCGTGGCGTTCGCGGGACCGCCCATCGGCTATCCACAACTGCCAGAGGAATTGCGGCAACTGCCGATTTCGTTTCCGTTCACCGACAAACCGGGCACGGGGACGACAGTCAACGTACCGATGGGATTCGCCGTCACCGTTCCGGTTGGGCTGGCGGGCGCGCGGACCTACGCCGGGGTCAAGCCCGCGTTTGGCTCGGTGTTCACGCTTAATCGGGTCAGCGGAGTGGTGGTGACGGAACTGGGCACCGTGACGCTAACGCCTGCCACGAATACCAGTTGCGTCCTGGCCGGTCCCGGCGGGCCGCTCGCGGCCGGCGACGTGATGCAGTTGGTCGCGGGCAGCCCGGACGCGAACGCCGCTGACATCGGCATCACCGTCATGGCGAACAGAGTTTAGCAGCCACACCCGAAAGGAACTTCCATGTCCATCGCCAACGTCACCGAGGACGCCATCCTCAACCTCATCTTCTCCGCGACCACCTGGGCCAACTACGCCAACAACGCCACGACCACGCCGGAGACGCAGATCGTCTGCGTGTTGCACACCGCCGATCCCGGCGAGACGGGGACCGGCTCCACCAGTGAGATCACCTATGCTGGCTACGCGCGCACCAACGTCGCGCGCAGCACCGGCTGGACGACCTCGTCGGCGGGCAGCACCAGTCCGGCCGCCATCGTTTCATTCCCCATCGGAACGGCGGGCGGCACGCCCATAGCCACCCACTTCTCTGTTGGTAAGAGTGGCGGCGGCACCTCGCCCATTCTGTTTTCCGGTACCGTCACGCCGAACATCACCACCGGAAACGGCGTCACGCCGCAGTTGTCGACGAGCACGACGATCACGCTGGACTGATGGAACACGCGGCTGAGTTCAGGCGATGTCTGATCGAGATGGACGCGCGCGGCATCCGCGCGGTCTGGAACCATGTCGCGCCCGGTATGCCGCAGCCGAAAGACGATGAGGAAGCGCTGATCGGCATTCATCTCGCGCGGCTGGATCTTCCTGGGATGACGCGGGGGCAGCGCGACTATTCGGCTCGCTTCCTGGCCGAGAGGGAGACCGGACGACGGGCCATGGCGGTCGGGATCAGCGTCAACGCGCCAGCGCACCGAAAGACCCAGGCGTTGTCGATCCGCCATGAGATGAGCGAGGCGGTCCTGCTGTCGGTGCGCGACGGTCTCGATCTGGACACGGACGCGAAAGAAGTGACGCGGCGGATGAAGATCGCCAGGGGGAGAGGCTGATGGCGAAACAAATCATTATTCTGGATCGCGTCGATGAACCGTCGGACAATTCGTATAACGTCGCCTACTGGCTGACGATCCCCCCGGCGCGGGTCGCCGCGTACGCGGACCCGAACGCGACAAGTCGGTTCACGCAGGCGACCGCCGCCGAACTCCTCGCGATCCAGAACGGAGAAATCGTGGAGTATGTCGAGAAGACATCGTTCGTCGCTGGCACGGGCATTCCCGCGATCCAGGCGGCGTTGATCAACCGGTTCAACACGCTTCAGGCCGCCGCGACCTCGCGCAACCCGTGGGTCCGCTACGGAACGACGTGGGACGGCACCGCGTGGGTGGCGGGAGGAACGGCCTGATGGCGACGGTTAGCACGCTCTACGGCGCTCGCGCGGTCCTGGCGGTGACCGCGCTGCAAAGCCTCGCGTCGTCCGCGACGGCGGGATGGAAGTCGGTGCTGGTGGACAACACCAGCGCGCTCGCGCTGGACTACGAGATTTACGTCAGCCTGACGACGGCCAATGTCGCGCCGGCCAACGACAGGGCGATGTATGTTTATGTATCACCCGCCCATAAAGACAATGGTGGAACGTTTCGCTACTCGGACGGCGGCACGACCACGCTACCGACCAGCGCCGACGCGGCCTATACGATCGCCAATCCAAACGATCTGCGCTTGCTCGGCGTGTTGAATTACACGACGCAACAGCAGATTTGTCAGGGCGTGTTCAACCTGTCGAACGCGGTCGGTAATTCGATGCCGCAGGGCTTTCTCGTTATCGTCGTGAATTTCTCGGGCGCGGCGCTCTCGACCGGCTGCGTGGTCGAGGTGATGCCCGTCAACCAAACGGTCACGTAATGGGATCGTTCCTGTTCAACCCGCCGCTCGGTGCCCGGATCAACTGGAGTCACCCGATCAACCGGGGACTCGTTGGGTGTTGGCTCATGAACGAGGGCGGCGGACAGGTCTATCGTAACCTCGCGGGCAATCGAGGCGCGACCGATGGCGTTGGGATCGGCAACCCCGTGCCGGTCATGAGCCCTTACGGAAGAGCGATGTTCTTCGACGGAGCCACCCAGTACGTGGACATGGGGTCCTCGATCCCGTTTGACTCGGACAACTGGTCGATGGCGTTGTGGTTCTATCAACCGGGGGGGGAGGGACCCAACAAACGATATTTTAGCTACTACGGCGATGGCCCGACCCTGTGGCAGGGAGGGACCACGTTGCAGATAGTGCATTCAGGTGTCGCGGATTTCAATACCAATATCTTACAACTGACCAAACAGTGGCATCACGTCGTGGTGGCACGCGCTGGCCCCGCGATCAGGGCATATGAAAACGGCAATCTGACGGCGTCGAACGACTCCTTTACCGTTATCTTCAGCGCCACGAATGGTCCGGTTCACCTGGGTCACTCAAACGCGTTCAATGAATATGGGCTGTGCGGCATGGTTCGCCCCATGCTCTACAACCGCGCGCTTTCTCAGCAAGAAGCCCAGTTGTTATACGTCCAACCGTTCGTCGGCCTGAACAGCGGTCGTTCGTTTGGCCTGAACTCCCTTCCGTCGTCAGCGCCGTCAGCGCTTCACCGACGCACCCTGGGTCAACGCACTGGATCGAGGGCCGCCTGATGGAAGGTTTTCTGAAACAATCCACCGCCGTGACCGTGACGATCCTGATGATCGACAGCGGTGATCATATCACTGGCAAAACGGGACTGGCGGCTGGCCTGACGATTTATTGCAGCAAGGCGGGTGGCACGCCCACGAACGCCACGTTCACCACGGTCGAACTGGACGCCACCAACTGCAAGGGTCTTTACAGCCTGGCGCTGACCACCGCCGCGACCAACACGCTCGGCGAGTTTCAGTTGCACATCACCGCGGCCGGCGCCGACCCGACCGACCTCAAGTGGCAGATCGACGTGGCGACACCGGGTGACATGGTCGCCTTCGCCGACGCGCTACTCGACCGTAACATGGCGACCGGGACCGACAGCGGCTCACCCACCGTTCGCACCGCGCGCCAGGCGTTGCGGGTGCTGAGAAACAAGGTCGATGTCACCAGCGGAACGATGACGGTGACGAAGGAGAACGACACCACGGCGTCGTGGACGGCGGCGGTGACCTCCACGCCGGGAGCTGATCCAGTCACGGCAATCGATCCGGCGTAACAGCCGATGGCATTCGGAGACCTTCGCACCGGCACGCTGACCGGCGGTGCCGCGTCGATAACCGGCGGCGCGATGCCGGGTTCCGGCAGCATCACGGTCTCAGTCGGCGATCTCCTGGTCGTCATGGTCGCCGAGATCACCGCCAACACCGTCACCAGCGTCACGACCGGCGCTTATGGACTGACGTTGACGCCGGTCAACGCGGGCACGTTATCGACCGTCGCCGGCAGGCTTTTCTACGGCATCTGCCTGACCGCCGGAACGATCACCGCGATCAGCGCCGCGGCGACCACGTCAGCGAACGACTGGGCGATTGCCGGCGCGGCGTTCGAGGGTCCGTTCAACACCATCGACCGGGCTCCGGCCAACACGGTCGACGCCGCCACGCCGTTTACCTGCGCCGCGACCACGACGTTATCTCAGGCCAATGAAATAATCATCGCGGGTTTGGCTCTCACCAGGGGCCAGACCGCGACCACGGCGACCTCGCCGTTGTTGCTGGCGGTCAACGCCGCGTCATCTACCGCAAACGCGGCGAACTCGGCGTCGGCGTCCATCGGCAGACAGGTCGTCGCCGCCACGACATCGGTCACCCCGGTTTTCGCCAGCACCGGCACGATCAATGGCGGCGTGCAGATCGTCGCGACGTTCCGGCAGGGTTCTCCCCCCGGAACCGGCGCGGCGGCCGGCGTCGGCGCGGCGACGGGCGATGGAGACTCGTTGCGACGGGCGACCGGCGACAACGCCGGAGCGGTGGGCACCGCGACCGGCGTCGGTGTGTCGGCGATCACGGCGACCGGCTCGGCGGCGGGTGTCGGCGCGGCGGCGGCGGTCCAGAACGTCCTCGTGGGGTTCCGCTCGGCGTTGTTCCGCTGGACCGGCGGCTTCGCGGCGGCGGCGGTCGATCCCGGTCTCGCGACCGGCACCGCCGCCGGAACCGGCGCGGCGCGAGCCGACGCGCTGACCATCGGCGTGGCGGCGGGAACGGGCGCGGCGACGGCGGTGGCGGTCGTTCCCATGGCGCCCCTCGACGCCAACACGGTGTTGCTGTGCCACGCGGATTACGACGGCTCGAATCCGCTGGCGTTCGTTGACAATTCTTTCAGCGCGCATTCGCTGACATCAACCAACAGCGCCCAGGTCAATCACACCGCCGGAGCACAGAAGTTCGGGAGTGGGGGTCTTTGGACGCCGTTCAGCGACAGTTATGTCGATGTCGCGGGAAGCGTCTCGGACTTCAATTTCGGTTCCGGGCCGTTCACCATCGAGGCATGGATTTTTCTCGCCGCGACACCGCCTGGCTACGTTCCGGTAATAACGCAAGCATCGAACACCGGTTCGGATAACGGCTGGGCGTTTCTTGTTGAACCTACTGGATACGCCTTCTTCTACACCACCAATGGGACCATTTGGAACGCCGTTGGAGAAACCAGGAGTTGGGCGTCCGATCTGAATACATGGACGCATTTCGCGGTCGATAGAGATGCCAGTAACAATCTACGCTTCTACATCAACGGAGCGGTTGTTCTTAACACCAGCCTCGCAAGCTCCATCTATCCATCGACCAGAAACGCCGCGCTTGGAAACTACGATGCCGGCGCGTCGAATTTCCCCGGCTACATCGATGAGATAAGGGTTTCAAAAGGCGTCGCTCGTTACGGCGGCGCGTTCACGCCAGCGACCGCGCCATTCGCGGACGGCACCGTGTCGGCGGTCGGCGCCGGGTCGGCGGCTGGCGTGGGAGCCGCCACCGCGACGGGTATTGGGCTGGCGCGCGCCGATGGCGCCGCCGCGGGTCTGGGAGTCGCGCAGGCTACCGGCATCGCGCTGACACGTTCGGATGGTGCCACCAGCGGTCTGGGAGCCGCCCAGGCGGTAGGCGTTCGCCTGGCACGCGCGGATGGTGCCACCGCCGGTCTCGGTGCCGCCACGGCGGCTGGGATCGGCCTGACGGCGGGGGCTGGAGCCGCCAGTGGCATCGGCGCGGCGAATGGGACCGGCGCCTCCCTGTTCATCGGAACCGGCGCGGCGGCCGGCATTGGTGCCGCTACTGGTTCCGCGTCCGCCGGTCTGGCTTCCGGAGCGGCGACAGGCCTTGGGACCTCCACCGGGATCGGCGCTTCACTGGCGCGGTCGGATGGGGCCGCGGCTGGTATCGGAGCGGCGACGGCGCGCTCTCTGGGAATTGGTGCCGCCACCGGCCTGGGAGCCGCGCAGGCGACCGGGATCTGGCAGACGCGGGCTGACGGTGCCGCCACCGGCATCGGCGTGGCGACCGGCGTCGGTGCCTCGCTCGCGGCTGGTGTCGGCGCGGCGGCGGGCGTCGGCGAAGCTATCGGCTCACCTTCAGCGGGCTTTGCTTCCGGCGCGGCGGTGGGTCTGGGGACCGCTACCGGAGTTGGTGCTTCGCTGGCGCGCTCGGATGGTGTCGCCAGCGGCGTTGGGGCCGTCACCGCTCGACCGCTCGGGCTTGGTGCCGCCGCCGGCCTTGGGGTCGCCACTGCGACCGGTATCGCGCTGGTGCGCGCCGATGGTGTCGCCATCGGCATCGGCGCCGCCACGGCGCGCCCCGTGTGGCTCGGCGTGGCGACCGGCGTGGGCACCGCCCAGGCGACCGGCATCGCGCTTACGCGGGTTGATGGTGCCGCCAGTGGTGCTGGCGTGGCGACCGGCATCGGCGCCTCGCTCGCTTCCGGGGTCGGCGCGGCGGCGGGACTTGGAGCCGCAACCGGCTCACCGTCCGCCGGTTTCGCTTCCGCGACGGCGGCCGGTCTGGGCGCCGCGACGGCGGTCGGGCGCGCCCTGGCGCGGGCGGATGGGGCCGTCAGCGGCGCGGGAGCCGCGACCGGCGTCGGCGCTTCCCTGGTCGTCACGACCGGTGTGGCGGCGGGCCTGGGCGCGGCGTTTGGATCGCCGTCCGCTGGCTTCGCTTCCGCCGCGGCTTCCGGCACGGGTACCGCCACGGCGGTGGGTTCCTGGCTGTTCGCCGGGACCGGCGCGGCGGCGGGCGTTGGGACAGCTACCGCGCGACCCATGGGGATCGGTGCCGCGACGGGTCTGGGAACCGCCCAGGCGGTCGGGCGTGCGTTGGTGGACGCGGTGGGCACGGCCAGCGGTCTGGGCGTGGCGACCGGTCTCGGTGCCTCGCGGATCGTCGGCGTCGGCGCGGCGGCGGGTGTCGGTCTGGCGAGCGCGCGGGGACGCGTTCGTGACGCCCAGGTGCGCGTGATGGTCATGGCATGAGAGGATCGAAATGAAAATCTCCGAATTCGAGCCGCTTAGTTCCGGTTTCACGCCGACATTGGATATCGTGCCACTGGTTCACGCCGGCAAAAATTATTCAATGCGGATCAGCGATCTACAGATATCCGCCGAGGGTTCCAACTTCCTTCCGACCACGGGCGGAATACTCACGGGGCCGTTATATTTGTACGCGGCGCCATCAGATCCGCTCGAAGCGGCGACGAAGGCTTATGTCGATGAACATGTATCGCCAAGCGGTGACGCGCTGCCTTTGACCGGCGGTGAGTTGTCAGGTCCTTTGTTTTTATCGCGCGATCCGCTCGACGCGAACGAAGCGACGACCAAGAGTTATACCGACGCGATGTTCGCCGACGCCGCGATGGGTGGCGTGTCGGTGCTGGAATACAGACTGAAAACCGTGACCACGTTCGCCGATCCTGGCCCCGGCAATATGGGATTCAATAGCGCGACGCAGGAAGAAGCGACCATGCTGTACATCGACCAGGTGTCGATGGCCGGACGCGACTGGACGAACCTGCTACTGACTCTGCGGGTCGGCCAGAGGATCTCGATCCAGAGCATTTCCGATCACAACCGCGTGGCGCGTTTCGCCGTTTCCGGCACGGTGCTGGACCAGGGCGGCTGGACGACGGTCCCGGTCACGCCGGTCAATGCCACGGGCTTCCCGCTGGCCAACAACACCGACGTGGCCATCGCCGTGCTCGGCATGAATTCGGATTTGTGGTTGCCTCTGGAAGGCGGCACCCTCACCGGACCCCTCCATATCCAGCATCCGACCGACGCGAATATCTACGTGACCGCGACTGGCAGTTCATGGCCAGGCATCAAATGGGACACGACGACGACCGGCACGGCCTGCGGATACTTCGAGTCCAAGCGACAGGGTCTGTCGCGTTGGGCGGTCGAGTTCGGCTCGACGGAAGCGGAGACGACCGGAACCAACCAGGGCTCCAATTTTCATATCCGCCCTTTCAATGATAACGGCTCGGCGCAGCCGCTGATATTCGGCCTGTATCGAAACGACCGTCACGGCTACATGGACGGGGCGTTTACTTTCGGCCTGGGTTTGAAGAACGCGGTCACCATCACGCCCGGCAGCAACACCGCCAACGCCGCCGTCATCTCGGCGACCGGCGCCGCCGGCATCAGCGTCACCTCCCGGCTTTACCTACAGGGCAACCCGACCGCGAACCTGGAAGCGGTGCCGAAACAATGGGTCGAGGCGAACTACACGACGGCGACGAACGTCGTGCAAAAATCCGGGGACACGATGCTGGGGCGATTACAGTTGTCCGATCAGATACCCATCACCGCGTCGGAAGCGGCGAGTAAATTCTACGTCGAGAACCATACCGTGGACGGAGGTAATTTTTAGATGACCGATGTCCTTCGCATCAAGCGCCGTGTCAGCGGCGGGGCCGGTGCCCCATCCGGTCTGGCGAACGCCGAGTTGGCATATAACGAAGTCGATCATATCCTCTATTACGGCGAGGGAACGGGTGGCTCGGGCGGCTCCGCGTCGGTGATCGCCGCCATCGCCGGACAGGGTCTGGCCTATAATTCCAATCCGACGATGAACGGTTCCGTGGCGGCCGGCGCCGCTTCGCTTTGGGCGCGCGGCGATCATGTCCATCCCGTGGACACCTCGCGCGCGTCGGTCGCGTCCGTGCCGCTGGCGCAGACCGATCTGCCGCTGGTGGACAGCGGGACCGGTGTCACCGGCACCGGCACGACCTACGCGCGGAACGATCACCGCCATCCGATCGATCTGACCCGCGCGCCCCTGGATAATCCCGTGTTCACCGGGGACGCGCGTCTGACGACATCGCCGGTCAATACCGACAACGACAAGAGCATCGCCTCGACGGAATTCGTGAAGGGCCAGCGGCTCGATCAGTTCGCGTTGCCGACCGCGACCGTGAACATGAATGGCCAGATCGTCAGCAACGTCCAGCAAGGCACCGCCGGGACGGATGTCGCGACCAGGGCTTACGTCGATGCGAACTCGGCCGGTCTGGTGGCGCACACCGCCGTCGCGGCGGCGACCGTGGCGAATATCACGCTGTCGGGAGCGCAGACCATCGACGGGGTCGCGGTGACCACTTCCAACCGGGTGCTGGTGAAGGACCAGGCGGCGGCTCAGACGAATGGCATTTACGTGGTGCAGACGGGAGCGTGGTCACGCGCCGCGGACATGGATGTCTGGACCGAGGTGCCGCAGGCCTACGTGTTGGTCAGCAACGGCACGGTCAACGCCGCCAGCGGCTGGGTCTGCAATTCATCGCCTGGCGGCACGCTGGAAACCACGCCGATCACCTGGCAGCAGTTCAGCCAGCAAACGCAGGTCACCGCCGGGGCCGGTCTCACGCGCACGGGCAACCAGTTCGATGTCGTCGGTGTCGCCAACCAGATCATCGTCAACGCCGATGATATCGGCATCCATTCCGGTTATGTCGGACAATCCTCGATCACCACGCTGGGTACCATCGCCGGGAGCGCGGTCTGGAACGCCACCACCATCGCCATGGGCAAGGGCGGCACGGGTGCCACGTCCATCGCCAGCGGTTACGTGACCTCCAACGGATCATTGCTTTCGTCGGTTTCGACCATCCCCAACACCGCGATCAACGGGCTCGGCACGATGTCCACGCAGGCCGCCAACAACGTGGCCATCACGGGCGGTACGATCGAGAACGTCGTATTCGATATGGGCACGTTTTAGAACGGTATCGGAACATAGATGACCGACACGCTTCGCATCAAGCGACGACCGGCCGGGGGCGCCGCCGGGGCGCCCACGTCCCTGTCGTCGTCCGAGATCGCGTTCAACGAGGTTGACGACACGCTCTGGTATGGCAAGGGCGACAGCGGCGGGCTGGCGACCAGCATCATCCCCATCGCGGGAGCGGGCGCGTTCCCCGCGCTCGGTGATGGACGGTGGGTAAAAAAAGCCGGCGACACGATGGTGGGCGGGCTGAGTTTTGGTCAGCAGACTTCGCCCGGTGACGTGGCGACCAACGTTTCAAGGCACATCTCGCTTTACGACGGGTTCGGCGGGTTCTCGATCACGCCCGGCACGATGAACGTCGTGTCCGGCGGGGATCTGTCACTGTTCGGCGGCTGGAACAAAGGGCTGACGCTGAACGGCACCACGCTATGGTCTTACGTTCCCATCTCGCTGCCATCGCCAAACCCGACGGATGGACTGCACGCGGCGCACAGGAACTACGTGGATGGCGCGGTCACGCGCGCGGGTGGGCCGTTCCTGGCTCTCGCTGGTGGATCGATGCTCGGCCAGTTGAACATAACCAACAACACCAATTTCGTCCTCAAGGACGCTTCCGGCGGCGATGTTCGGTTCGTTGTCGGCAGCGATAATCATTTCGGACTTTACAGCACCAACGCGGCGGGCGCGACCGCTATCACGGTGTGGGACTTCTACGCGCGCACCGATAGTCCAACGCAGACGTTCCGGTTGAGGACTTACTTTTCCCAGATGACGCATCACGACGGCGGCCTGGCCTGGCCAACCGCTGGCGGCGACTTTAGGCAAGGCTCGCTCTACGCGGACGCCAACTGGGGCGGTCTGTTCCGGGGCTTCGCTGGCAACATGGCTGATCTCGGCCTCGCGGACAGAGATGGCAACATCATGTTGCGGATACGCCAGGGTTGGATTGAGTTCACCGAGGCTGTCAGCGTCACGAATACGGCCGTTACCCTGACGCTGAGTAAAGACCCGACAGAAGACATGCACGCGGTGACGCGGCGCTACGCCACTACCAATTTCGCGCCCATCGTGAGCGGCGGCTATCTCGCGCTCACTGGCGGCGCGATGACCGGGGCGATCCAGTTCAACGCCAGCGGGAATAATAATTACATCGGCCAGGGCGCCGATGGCGTCGGGGCGGTCAACAACAACATCAAGATATCGTCGTGGTGGGGCGTCGGCTTCTACAACAACGTTGGTGTTGGGTCGGTGCCGGGCGGACAGGCTGGCATTTGGTTCGATACCCGTGAGGGCAACGCGACATTCCGCAATGTGAGCACGACCGGTCTCTATGTCGGCGGCGACAGCACGACGCACAACATCTACCACGACGGCAGCGTCGGCATCATGTATCGCGGCGTCGCGGGCGCCGATTGGTTCGCCTTCAAATGGGACGGTACTTATTCGCACATAATCGTCAATGGCGGCGATCAGGGCACGCTCGCCACCCAGGCCTGGACGAATACCAACTTCGCGGCTTCGGGCGCGCTTGGTAGCTATGTCGCCAAGGCCGGCGATGTCATGTCCGGCGGACTCCGAATTAATTACACGCCGACCAACACGTCGGCGCAGCTTTGGTTGAGCCCAAACAGCGGCAACGCCGGGGCCAGCATCATCCGTTTCAACGGCACGTTCGCCGCGCCCCAGCCGGATACGGGGCCGCGCTACGCCACTTCGATCCGTTCCGGTCAGTCCACGACCGGTTGGGGCGGTGAATACCTGGACGTTTGGATAACGGACCAGGTCAACGACGTGAACTCCGACGCCAGACAAACACGCGCCGCGCGTTTCACGTTGGGTCAGACGACATTCGACACGCCGGTCGTCATCAACCGCAATCTGTTCGTCAACGGGGCCGCGGGCGATCCGGTTTCCATAAGTGCCCCCAACGGAAGCTGGGGACGCTATTTCTCAACCGTCGTTGGTACGCGGACCTGGGCGGCGGGGACGAGTTATTATGGTGCTTATGTCATCAGCGACGAGAACGTGCCAGCGGTTCGTTTCCAGATCGGCACGGATGGAAACGCGGATGTCGCGCAGGGATTGACGGTCGGCGCGAACCTCAACATCCCGAATGGCGGTATCAACCTCATCAACGGCGTTTCAACCGGCAGCGCGCAGAACAGCACGCGCGGGATCACGTTCTGGGGGCCGGTCACGGGACCGAATTACGGCATCGTGGTGACCGGCAACACGCTGAACTACAACACCGACAACACCTTGGGCGCGCACGACTTTTACTCGGGTGGTGGATCGGTTCTGTTCCGCATAAAGGGCGGCGACCGGGTCACTTCAAATCTGCCGATCTTCGCCAGGAACAACATTCAGATCGATGGCACGGCCGGCGCGAGCGTTGGCCTGACCCTCAACAATGGCGGCGGCGGTGGCGTAAACGATATCCTTGGCTACAACAACAGCTCGCTGCGCTGGATCATGCGGTTGGGCGGCGCCAATGACCAGACTGGTGATCCCATCACCGGGACCGGCGGCTCGGCCTTCGCGCTATTTGCTTATCGCAATGATGGCAACTTCCTCGGCCAGCCGTTCTACATCACGCGTTCCGCGACCGGCGGCGACACGACGATCAACGGCTATGGCTACGTCGCCAACAGTCCGAATGGGGCTAATGGCATCGTCAACCTCGGATATCTCCAGGCGAACTACATCTCGGCGACCGCCGGAGACGCGCGATGGGTGAACCAGAGCGGCGACGAGATCACCGGACAACTTGTCGTGACCGGCACGACCTTCGCCAACGGACGCTTCCTGTTCAACGATCAAATGGGTCACGTTCCGGTTCCGTCCGCTGGCGCTGGCTATCTTGGATGGAACGTCAGCAATGGTTGGGGCGAGGTCAATTTCGTCAATGGTTGCTACTGGGCACCCGCCGGATTTGATTGGAAACAGGTGACAGGCGAGGGCACCTGGAAGACGCTGATGACCATGCGTAACGATGGTCATTTGCATATGTATGGTTACGGCGTCGGCTACGATGGCCTGACCGGCGGCGGCAACATCATTGGTTTCACCTGGACCGGAAGCGTGATCCGCGCGTTCGTGGACGGCGGCAGCGGTATCGGCGACCTCGCGACGCAGGGTTGGGCCGGTGGTCAGTTCCTGAACAAGACGACCGGCGGCACCGTGACCGGAACGACCACCTTCACGCCGGACATCGGAATAGACAGTGCTCCCGCGCGCCTCTGGATTTCCGCCAGCTTCGGAGGTGGGTGGAACCCAATCGTGACGGCTGGCGACACCACGATCTTCGCGCGCCGGGACGCCGGGGCCGATCTGGGCGCGCTCACCCTCATGACGTGGAGCAATTCAGCGCTGGGCATCCGCATCGACGGAGCGTCGCACACCATCGGGATGCACGCCGCCAGCGGAATTAACATCAATAACACTTTGACCGTTAACGCGAGTGCCAGGGTTTTTACGGGGGATGGTATTCCGCTCGTTGTCAGCGGCGCGACCAAGGGCGTGCGCTTCCTGGTTGACGGCACCGCGATGGCTATCGAGGGCGTGGATAACACTGGGACCGCGTCATATCAGCCGCTCAGAATTGGCGGTTCGTCGGTTACTCTCACCGCGCCGGTCACGGTTCAATCGGGCCAGTCTTTCACGCTTGGCAAAGACCCGGCTAACGCCATGGAAGCGGTCACGCGACAGTATCTTGAAGCCAACGCCGTCACATTGACCGCCGGGGACGCGCGGTGGATCAACGTCAATGGTGACGCGATGGCGGGCGGACTTGGGTTTGGCGCGGCCAACGTGGGGCCTCTCGATGTGACGCGCCACATCCGGCTGTATGACGGAGGCGTGCCGAATAACCAATACGGCTTCAGCGTGTCATGGGACGGCGTGGCCACCGCTCGGCTGAATTATGTCGTGACGGAACCGGGCCATACCTACCACGCGTTTTGGGTGGGTTCATCAAACGTCCTGGAGATCGGACCCACCGAGACCAAGGTTTACAATCAACTCACCGCCACTGGTAACCTCAGTGTCAGTGGCGGCATCAACCTCAACAACGGCGTGTCCGGTCCTCAGAACAGTTCGCGCGGCATCACGTTCTGGGGGTCTCCGACCGGTCCCAATTACAGCATCGTCGTCAGCGGGAGCACGCTGAATTACAATGTGAACAACACCAATGATAAGCACGATTTCTATAGTGGTGGTGTGTTGCGCCTTACCGTGACTGACTCGATCGTTTCGTCGGTTCCGGTTACCGTGAACAACGGTGTTCAGGTCAACGGTCAGCTTTCAACCGGCGGCTGGCTGCGCGCCGCTTACAACACCAACATCACGCCACCACCGGATGGCGCTGGTCTCATTTCATGGAACCGCAGCCAGGGTGAGGGCGAGGTCAATTTTTATAATGGGTGGAACGGCAGCGGAAGGATTTTCGACTGGCGGCAGGTAACCGGCGTGGGGACCGAGAAGACCCTGATGCACCTCAACACCACGGGCAGTCTGACATTGGCCGGCACGCTTGAGGTCATGCCGCCGACCGGCCAGTTCTTCGTGCAGAATGGAGCCAAGGTAACGCGCATCGCGGATCGGCTGTTCGTTGGTCCCGCGACCGCCAATGATGGACGCTATCCGAATGTGAGCAAGGATTGGTTGCAGGCGTTTCTCATCACGCCGAACGGCGGTTCCATAGTCGGTCCCATGGTGGGCACGATGATGTCGGTCTTATCAAGCAACGGTCAGTTCGGGTTCGTCTCGGGATCGAGATCAAGCGACAACGACACCCCACCGGCCTCCGAGAACACCATCGGTATCGGCAGCTTCGCGATCAACGATAATACCACCACATTCCGCACGGTTTACGCCTATTACGGCGAAGGCCGACGCCTGCAAGGCGTGAACGGTGTCACGTTCGGCCTGGAACTGGACGTTTCCAACCAGGACAGCCTCGTGAGTCCGACGCCCTACGGACAGTTACCCGGCCAGACGGTCGGTATCCAGATGGCGAGCGGCTGCGGGGTCACGCTGCCAAACGCCAACGATACCTCGATTGGCATCGCGTTCCAGAGCAACCCGACGAAGTTCTGCACGGGCATCCTGTTCGGTGCCACATCGATCCGGGGAACGGACGGCAATACCGGCGCGGGTGATGCCATCGCTTTCGCGAAAGGGCATACGCTGACGTGGTACTCCCCCGGCGGTCAGCAGACGGCGAAAATCCAGTGTCAGATCGAAGATCCCGCGCTATCGATGAACCTCATATTCGACAACAATGGAGTAAACTTCACCAGGATTCCGGGCGGCGTTCCCCTGGTTAATATCCCGCCGGTCGCGAACCCCGCGAACTGGCTGGTCCTGGTGGGCGCCCCGGCGGGCGGCGCGGTGGGTATCGTGGCCGGTGGTGGGGATACGAATATCAATCTCGCGCTGCATCCCAAGGGTACTGGTGTTCCCGACATGAAATCACAGGCGACGGTGGGCGCCAACGCGGGTAGCGCCGCCGCCCTGCCCGCCAATCCGTCGGGATATATGGTTCTGATACTCAACGGAGCCATCGTTAAGATTCCATATTATAATCCCTGACACACTGAAGCACTCGCCAACCAACAAGGAGTAAACCAACATGGCCGCTCTCATCATTCCGAACTCGACACCGTTTGGTGGCATGACCAACCAGACCGTCTCTGGACTGCTGCGTCTGCACACGACGGTGGAGCGTCTTCAGGACGCCATCGCCACCGCGTCAGCCGGCTATACCGGCGTGGACGGCACACAGTTCGAAGCACAGTCCATGGGCATGATGCCGACCGGCATGACGGCTTACGCGGGACCGAACAATTTCGGCGTGCAGCCCGACCCCACCACGCCGGGTAAGAACGGCACCGACTATGCGTATGCCATGAACGTGCTGGCGGCCGCCTGGGCGACGTTCTGGACCGCGGCCGAGGCCAGCATCAACCAGTTGGACAATGGCGGGTCGTATTGAGTCCGACGCTTTCCGGCTGAGACGAGGAGCGCCATGCGATGCGATGGATTTTCGGCGGTCCTTACGCGATCCGAATGGAAGAACCCGACGGGGAGGAAGCGCTGACCATGGAAGACAGTGTTACTCCCATCGAGATCGAGCACTACGATGACATCCCAGGACCGGACATTCGGTTTTTCGTGGTGGAACTGGATGTCTACAAACCCGGCGTGACCACGGTGACGACGACCGAGAGCCATCTCAGTCATCCACATCTCGCGCTCGCCGAGTTCGAGGACCCGGCCGAGATTTCATCGCGCATTCTCGCCAGCGATCTTGGCTATCGCACGTTGGCGAGCGATGCCGGCGGCATCGTGCCCTACCCGCCGATCCTCGATCAGGCGTTCCAGGTTGACAACAAAATCAATCTCGATCTCGCCGCGTCCGGCGTCGGCGCGGCCTGGGGCAACATCATATTGTCCAACGCCGACGACCAGTTCGACGCGCTGGCCGGGACGTTCAATTCGGATGGACGGAACCTCAAGATCCTGACGGGCGTGAAAACCTGGGACAGCTCACGGCAATATCATCGCGACCCCGCCTACGCCTCGCTGGAATTCATGTGGGCCGGCGTGGCGACGCCGTGGTTCCTGTCGGACACGGCGCTGACCATCCCCGTGCGGGACGCCACGTACTGGCTCGACAGGCCTTACCAGAACTCCGTCTATACCGGCGCGGGAACTTACTTCGGCACGCCCACCCTGGCGGGGAAGCCGCTGCCACGCGCGCGGGGCGGCACCACCGCGGAGCCGGTGCGGAACGTCTCGCCGGTCCTCGTCGATCCGGTCAACCGAATCTACCAGTACACCGATGGGCCGGGGACGGTGGTGGCGCTCTATGAGGGTGGCGCTCAGGTCATCACCTTCGATTCCAACACCACGAATCTTTATTCTGGCGGCACGCCGGCCGGGAAATATCGCACCGACAATTCGCGCGGCTTGTTCCAGCTTGGCAGCATCGCCGTGCATGCGATCACCTGCGACGTGACCGGGCAGTTCCCGGTGGCCGGCGCGGTCACCACGTTCAGCCAGATCGCGCGCTACGTGCTCACCGAGGATCTGCTGCTGCCGCCGGAACTGATCGACATCGGGTCGTTCAACACGATCGACGCGTCGTGGCCTTATACCGCCGGGGGTTACTACGGGGCCGACACCGCGGTGACCGGCATCGACGTGCTGACCTCTTTGGTGGCGGGACCGGGTTGCAAATTGATCTCCAAACGCGACGGCAGGCTGGGGCTCTATATGCCACGGGCGCTGGCGGCGGACGCGCATTCCGACGCGATCCTCGATCTCTCCAACATCATCCAGATCGATCCGGTGCCGCTGCCCGCCTCGCTTGATCCGCCGCCTTACCGCATTCGTTCCGAATACGATCATAACTTCACCACGCAGACCAGTGACATGAACACCGCCTCGATGACGGCGGCGCACAAGCAATATGTCGAGATGACCGGTAGCTTCGCTTACTGGTCGTCCACGGCGGTGCTGACGGCGTTCCGGCGTCCCAACGACCCGCCGCCGATCCAGGGCTTGCTGTTGAAGCAAGACGAGGCGCAGACCGTCGTGAACGACCTGGGGGCGTTGTGGGGCGTCAGGCGGCGGCTCTACGACGTCACCCTGCCCGCCTTCGAAAATACCAGCCTCGACATCGGTCACGTCGTGACCCTGGTTTATCCGATGGACGACCTGACGAACGGTAAAATGGGCCAGATCGTTGGCTACTCGTTCCGATCGCCGAATGCCTCGATCATCATGCGGGTGCTGGTCTGATGGGCAATACCGTCCTCGGCGTCAACAACCTGATCAAATCCGGCGCGCTGATCGCCGGCTCTTACGCGCCGACCATGCCGATCACGAATTTGCAGACGGATTCGGGCGCGGCTTCCATGGCGTGGCAGACCGTCTCGGGTGTCCTCACGCCCGCGGCCGGCGCGACGTTCCGCTGCACGCCCTCGAGGCAGCTCTGGCGGCTGTTCGGCCTGTTCCGCACCAATCTCTCGCAGGGCGCCAGCGTGACCTTCAGCGTCTATCTGAACCCCGGCACGCTGGTGTGGAGCGGCACGGTGACCGGCCCGCAACCCGGCTACGGCCAGGTCGTCGCGGTCGCGCCCGATAACATGTTCGCGGACTATTGCGTGGTCGATATCACCGATACGGCCAACCCGGACGGCTTCATCAACATCCCCCTCGCTTACGCGGGACCGGCGTGGATACCCAGGTTGGGATTTACGTGGAATTCAACCTATGGCCGTGATTCAACGGTCGATGAGATGATCAGCCGCGGCGGTCAGGAATATCCGACCTATCGTTTCCAACAACGCCGCTGGGAAGCAGCGTTCGACGCGATCAGTGACACTGAACTATGGACAGAGGCGCAGAACCTCGATCGCGTGTCGCGCTACGGCGGCAACATCCTTTTCGTGCCGGACCTCGCCTCGATCACGAGCAGCAACGAGGCGGTATTCGGTCGTGTGACAGTGACCGCCGATGTCAGCTACATCGCCGGGTTTCATGATCGTCACGCCTGGAAGTTCCGAATAAAGGAGCGCCTCTGATGCTCGGCAACCTCATCCTCGAAATGTGCAACGCGCCGGGGACGGCGGCGGACTGCAATCTGCTTGGTCCGACTTCCGGTCGCCTGCCCTTTGGTTTCTGGTTCGCGACGGGCGCGCAATGTTTTTACGTGATGACCGATGGCACCCAGGAGGAATGGGGAATCGGCACTTACACCGCCGGATCGCCGAATAAGTTGAACAGAACGACGGTCATCAAGAATTCCGCCAACTCGACAGCCCGCCTGAATTTCCTGGGCACGACCAAGATTTACAACGAGACACCGGCTGAACGCTCGCTATGGATCGACAACAGCAACAATCTCAATATTTCTGGCGTGATCACCGCGCAGAGCATGTCGGTGAGCAACGCCGTCGGACCCTTGCTCGCGCTTCAGCACACGGCGGCGGCGCTCGACGCGAAGAACTGGGAGATCGTGTCACAGTCCGGCAACTTTTATGGGCGTTCGGCCAACGATACCAATAACGCCTGGACGAACTGGCTGACCGTCACCCGTGGCACCGGCACCGCCATCGGCGCCATCACCCTGGCGGGGACGAACATCACGCTGGCTGGCGCGGTGGCGACCAACGCGTTGGCGGTGACCGGCGCGCTCACCGCGAGCGGCGACATCACCAGCGGCGGCATCGCGACGGCCCAGTTCGTCAGAGCGCGACAGGTCGCCGGTTATCCCCAGGTCCAATTCTGGAACACCACGGGATCGACCGATCAGAAGCGCACCGTTTTGTTTCAGGACCCAACCGGCAACTTTCAGGCGCAGTTCAACAGCGACAATGACGCCGCGGCGGCGGCCTTCCTACAGGTGACCCGCTCGGGATACGCCGTCGCGACGATGACGCTGACCGCGCCGACGATCAACCTGACCGGCGCGGTCATGGCGTCGGCCAATGTCAGCGTCAGCCAGGGCGTCGTTTATCGTTCGCTCAACACCAATATCATGGGATTCGGCTGGGACGCCGGCAACAGTATCATCAATGCCTATGTCGATACCTTCTATCAGGGCGGCATCGCGATGCGGGGATGGGTCAGCGGCAACTTTATCCCCGTCGGCACCTACACGCCCAATCAGAACGTGAATACGGGGCAAAGTCCGAGTTTCAATACCATCTACGCATGCAACGATGTGAGTTGCTATTGGGGTTCCGGCGGCTCCGGTCGCGTCTTTGAGTATGCCATCGGCTGGTACTGGGACTGGAATATCAGCAACGGCACGATCCAGTGGATCGCCAGCGGCACCGGCAATCTCAGCATGCGCGCGGGTCCGGACTGGCTGGTCTGGAACGCCTCTGGGCCGGTCGCCGGCTACGGCGCGTATCAGAACCTCTCGGATATCCGCGGCAAGCGTGATGTACAGCCAGCCGCGGTCGGTCTCGCGGAGGTGCTTCGCATCGAACCGGTCAGCTTTCGCCGCGTGCGTAAGGCCGGAACACCCTTGCCCGATCATGAGGAGATTGGATTCTCGGCGCAGCAATTGCGTGATATAATTCCGCTGTCGGTTCGTGTCGTCGGGCTCGAACTGCCCGATGGAACCGGCGGGCTCGACAGTGACGAGCCTTCCCTCGCGGTAAGCACTGACGGGATCGTCGCGGCCCTGGTCAACGCCATCAGGGAGATGCACGAAAAACTAAGCGAGGCGAATGATCGCATCGCCAATCTGGAACGCCGCGCCGCGGCATAGGAGAGAAAATGGAAGCTACACAACAACTGATGATTGGCCTTGAAGTCCGCCAGTGGAACGACGTGGTCGAGGCGCTGAACAACGCGCCATTCCGGATCGCCGCCCCGCTCATACAAGAGATCGTGCGCCAGCATAACGAAGCCGAGATGAGGGCTCAGGCGGCGAAGGAGACCGGTCCCGACATCGAAATCACCCGCCCCACCCCCAGGACCAATGGCGCCGCCGCGTCTGATCATCAAATGAGATGAGCGATCCCCCGCCGCCGCCACCTGGGGCCGTGGCGGGGACCATAGATCGCGTCCTGCGTTTCATCGACGAGCCATGGAAAGCAGTCGTGGTCGTCGTGCTGATCCTGATCGTGGGCGTTGGCTGGTTCGCCTGGGACAAACGCGACACGCTGTTCGAGGCCTGGCTGACACCCAGTGCGCCGGAACTGAAGACGGCGATGATTCCCGAGGCGCTCGACAAACTCACCTCCGAAACCAACGCCGACATCGTTCAAATCTGGGCGGTCGACCTCTCGGCCAACAGTCAATGGTTCCTCGGCGCGCGACTGCACAGCGGCGAGCGTCCCGTCATTCCGTCGCCGCGACGGTTGCCGATAATCGTCGCGTCTTCCGACGTGAAAGCTCTACTCGATGTTCTGGAGGGCACGCCGACCTGCAAGGACCTGGAGTCGAACGGCTCACCACTGGCGCGGCGGCTTGAAGCGCGTGGCATGAAGCGCGGCTGCGCGATCCCCATCCCGCCGGGACCGCAGGCTTTCGTGGGCGTCATCTATATCGCCTGGGCGACCGCGACCGACGCCAGCAACGAGAACGTGGCCGTCGGCGCGGCGCGTGAGATCGCGACGAAACTCGCGACACACTGAAAGGATACGGCCATGGTAGATCGTGACAAGTTCTTCGACGCCGTGAGAAATAATCCGTTCCCGGGATCACTCACCCAGGAGCAGGTGAACGGAATGAACTACCTGCTCGACACCTGGGAAAAACACTTCGCCAAAGCGAACCCGAACGATGGAGACATGTGGTTGGCTTACGCTCTCGCGACCACGTTCCACGAGACGGCGCAACGAATGGAGCCCATCGAGGAATACGGAAAGGGGGCCGGCAAGTCCTACGGACAGCCAACGGGTCCGTACGGGAAATGCTACTATGGTCGAGGACACGTTCAACTCACATGGGAAACTAATTACATCAAGGCCCAGCGTCAGTTGCTGGCGTATGGCGTGACAGCACCTCTGCACCGCGAGCCGGACCTGATGCTGCGCGACGAAACATCGGCGCTGGTGCTGTATGATGGCTCCATTGATGGTTGGTTCACTGGTGTGGGTTTGCCGAAATATTTCAACGCCGCGAAAGGCATCGAGGACCCGTACAATGCCCGTCGGGTGATCAATGGGACGGATCAGGCTTCGCTCATTGAAGGCTACTATTGGGACTTTAAGAAAGCCATTATGTAGTCCGCGGCGGCTTCAGGACCCCGGTAAGGCTAAGGTATCGAACGTTGTCGTCCTGAGCGGCCCCGTTCAGGTCACTGTTCCCAACCTCGTCAATGAATAGGCGGCACGAAGAGCCACAGTGCCGGCAGGGAATGACTGCCATGGCAGATCAGAAATCATCCTCTCAGGGGCGACGTCGGTCCATCTGATTTTCCATCTCCAGGCGCAATTCGACCAAACCGACCTTGGCGCGGGAGATGCGGCGACACAGGTCGGCGACATTGGCCGAGAGCCGGTCGAGAGCCCTGTCCGCCGTTTCCTTTTCCGGGGAGTTTGGCATTCGGTCGAGGATGCGTCGGATTACCGCGATGTCAGCCCGTGGATCGCTCATGTCCGGTCCAGCCAGTATTTCCATGACGCTCATGCCCTGCCACCTCGCCCGCGCGTCAGGTCTTTGCGAATCGCCCGGCCCCTGGCCCGCTCGGCGTCGCCGAGAAGCTCGACATACTCTAGCTCGAGAGCGGCGCGCTCCGCATCAGTCATCGGCACCCATTGGTCGGCATGGCGGACGTAGTATTCGCCGCAGTTCATGCACAGCGACAGATCGTCTTCTCGCGGCGCGCGGAACTGGCCCTCCCACGCGCTCGCGGCGTCCATCGTGTAACCGCAGGCAAAGCACATCCACGGTTTGTCGCGCGTGACGTCGCTCATGCCCTGCCCCCGCTCCAACTTCCCGGCGCCGCATCTCGTCATACTGACGAAAAGCCTTCCTCGGATCCATGGCCGTCCGGAGACGGCCTGGTCTGTCAGTCATGGCAAAGCCTTGAGAGTGTCGAGCACGTTCCGGTAGGCGTCACGCGCGCCGCGGCGGTAGGCCAGAGTCTCGGCGGTGTCGCCGTTCTCGGGCAGCGCCAGGAACGGCGGTTCCAGTTCCGAGATAGCCTTCTCCAGGCCCTCGATGATCGCGGCGGTGATAGCGTCAGTCATGGGCACTCCTCCCGTCCCGACAGTCCCGATTCCCGTTCGTCGTAATTCTGGCTTCCCATTCCATGACGCCTCCATCGCATTGCCATTCCCAGCTTTCCCAGGGTGGGAAGGCTGGGAAAGCTAACTAACACCAGCGTTCCCCATTCCCCGTGTCCTGCCCGCGAGCCATTCCTGAGCAGCCTTTTTCGTTCGCTCCGCCGCGATCCGCGCCAAGGAGACCCGTGCGTCACTCGAATCGGGCGCAGTAAGGAAGAAAAGATTCTCCTGTGTAGCTACTCCGAATTGTTTTCCGTTAGGCGGTTTTCCTGGGTTTTCGATCAACAGCGTGTAGAGGTTGGAGGTCCGCTCGGTACCCCACGAGGCCGGTTTGCGGCGCGCTATCCATCCGACGATGCCCAGGCCCCTCGCCGCCTTCAGGGCGTTCCCGACGGTCTTGGCGCAGCACTTCGCTCGTTTGGCGATCGCCTCGTGTGACGGGAAAATCCCGCCGCGGCCGCGAAATTTTGCCAGACAAAGTAGCACATCGCGGAAGGCCCGGGTGAGTTCGCCGGTCCTGAACAACGCCCATATCTTGTTTTCCCACGTATTTCCCATGTCTTCCCCCTTGGCGAGGGCGGCACGGAGGGCGCGTCGCAACTGTTGCAACGGGCTTGCATTCCAAAACATTTTGTAGGAGGGTCAGGACAACACAGCTACCAACTGTTGTTTGACCCATCCGGGTTTGTGTTTTGGCGGTGCCCCTCGGTGCCGCCATTCGCATTTTTACCTCATGTCAATCTCCAGCGAGTCGGCGGGAGTTCCGCCGCTTTTCGGCCATTGTTACGCTGCGGGCTTTGTAACAGGCATGTCAAGACCGCATTGCTCAACGCCTCTGACATCTGTATTCCGATGGCGCGAGGCGGCGCGGATTCCAGCCGAATACCAGCTCGAAAAACGCCTCAAGATCGTCCATGAGCAGACCGCGCTTCGACCTCGGGGGTGAGTTTGTCGAACGCCATCAGAACACTTTGAATATGCTTTTTTCGATGGTCTTGCCGCACCGCATACAACGGCGGCGCTGGTAAAGTGAACCATCGTAGTTAGCCTCCCACATCGTCCAACGGTGGAACCAGAGCCAGCATTTCTCGGCTCGTGGCGAGTATATTTCGCGGGCGGCTTCCTTGGCGAGACGCCGTAGGTCATTTACCGGGGTCATATTTCCTCCACGGCCAGCATCCAAGGCACCCACGCGACCGATGGTGCCTGATGCGGTATCCTATCGCCGCTTGCATCTCGGAGCGGGTCATACTTCCCCCACCTGCGCGTCTGACTTCTTACCCCTCCTAGTCTGACCGCCCCGCTTCAGGGCTTTGAGCCTTCCACGCACGAGGTCATACCCGAGCTTCCGCACGTCCTCTGGCAGGGGGTCGCCGCTAACCTCCTGGAGATCCCGCGCGATGGCGATCACCCCCTTGATTTCCTCCAGGTCGGCCTTCGGGTCTGACGGTGTGACCGGCTGGTCCGCCACGACGGTCACGCGGGTTTGTTGGCGGTTTTGCTGGATTATCGCCGGTATGTTGCGCTCGAACCATTTACCGATAGGCAGACCATCCCGGTCGGCGGCGGAGATGGCGGCGTTGCGGATTTCGATCGGAATGCCCTTGATCGTCCACGGCTTGATCCGGTCCGACTGGTCCGATTCTGGCGCGGCAAAGTCTGCCTCCGGAATTACCTGCACATCCATGGTCTGACTTTCCTCCCCGAAAGTCTGACCGATGCCCCGATTCGGTCTTCCTGACAACAAGTTGTTTGGACCATGCGTCCCCCACGAATCGCTATTCCGGAATTAGTGGCGGATCAGCAACAGCGGGTCACTCATCGCGTGCTCCTCCGGGTTCCAACTTCGGGTAGGCGTAGCCGATGCCGATGGCGAGAGCTTCGGCGCGGGCGTATTCGCGCATCTTCTCGGGGAAGATATGGCGCTCCATCGCATCCAGCATGGCGCGCGATCCTCCAGATGGCGTCATGTCACACCCCCACCAACACCCCGCTCCATCTCCCGTAGCACCAGCCACGTTATGACCGCGGCATGATGATCCCTGCCACGCGCCCGTTCCATGGCGTCGCGCAGCGCCGCCGGGTCGCCGTCGAACGTCCCATCGGCGTGCAGCGTGAACCTCACCGCGTCGTCTCCGGTGCCAAAAACGATTTTGACCGGGAACGTCGGCTCGCCGCTGAAGAAGCTGGTCATCACACCCCCACCAGAACCAAACCCTTCGCCGCGCGCGTGCTGCCCGTGTAAAGCAGCCGCCGCACCTCCAGCGGGTTGTCGGCCATCCGCGCCCGCGTGTTGGGAATGTCCAGAAACACCCATTGGAACGTCGATCCCTGGCTGGCATGCAGGGTCATCGCATAGATGCTCTGGGCGCGGATGAACGACGCGGTGAACTCGTGCAGCCGCGCGGCGGCGAGGGGGATCGTGGCTTCGGTCATGCCGTGACCCTCCATTGCATCAGAGCCTCCGCGAGCAAATCTCGCTCCTCGACTGTCAGGGTTGACCAGGGCGGCGTGACGACCCGATCCTTTCCACGCTTGGCGGCGTATCGGTTGCAGATAGGCTCACGGTCCAACCGTTGCGCAGCCGAAGCCAGCATGTATCATTTATGTAGCCCGCCGCGTTCGCGCTCACCTCCTCCTCCTCCCGCGCCTGGGGGCAGGGGAGGGCGCTTTAGCGATGCCTGGCATTCGCAGCCCGTCAAGCCGGGCGTGCGCCAGGCAGCACCAGCCCAGCAGCCCGTCGTCGGCGGAGAGCGCCGTCACCGTGACGACGGGTGCGTCGCACCAGCGGCAGTCCATCAGCGCCAAGCAGGGCGTCTGGAACACGGTGCGGACGGTGCCACTCATCGTGTGGACCCCGCGATCGGCGAAGTCGCCGCCGGTCACCGCCTGGGCCTCCGGGGCGGCACGGTGACGGGGACCACATCGTCGGCCACACGTTTCAGCGCGGCGGCGAAGTCGTGGACCCAGGCCAATTGAGCCGCGGTTTGCCGGCTCCGGTTTGCGACAATGTAGAGGGCCAACAGCCCTATCGCCGGCTCATGCCGAAAGAGCGTCTCCGACAATTCTCGGACCGCGTCGCCGATCGTCTGCTCCCGTTCCGTTGCCCACATGCGAGCGGCGTTGTCCCAGAGGCCCGCCCAGGTGTGTTCCTCGACAGCATCTTGAGGGAAGTCTTTGGCCAGTTTCGCGAACATCGCGAGCGCTTCTTTGTAGGCCATTCACTCCTCCTGTGCGGTGCGTTGCCCCCGCTTGGTCGGCTTGGCTGGTTGTGGTGGCGCGCGATCCACGGCCACAACCACCTCGGCGGCGGGCCAGTAGATCCGGCCCTTGCGCGGGGCGTCGGCCAGCAGCGGCTCACCGTTCAGTTCCTCGATCACCTGGAGCGCCTCGATGCCACGTTCCTCCAGCGCATCCCGAAGGTGATCCCGTATCTGCGTGACATGCAGCGCGTCGTCGGCGGGAAACCTGACCGTCAGTCGCACCATCTTTGTCACAACGGTAGCTCCTCGGTTTGCTCGGTGGGCTGTTGAGTGGGCGCGCCCGACGGCGAATTGCGCTGCACGCTGGCGTCGATCGCGGGCTTGAGCCTCGTCCGGTAGAGGTCCCGTTGGTTGTTTCGCAGCCATTCGATGCGGGTCCGCATTTCCGCGTCATCGACGATCGCGAGATGCGCCTGGAGATCCGGCGTGCCGAGAAACCGCTCGACCATACTATCCACCCAAGCGATCATCTTTGGATCGGGTCCGGATGACGCTGCTCCATCGGGTGGTGGGGTCACCTCCTCATCGGGCGGTCCGGACGCATAATCTGGCGCATAATCCGGTGACCCATCCGGTGCCTCCTCGGTCGGCACATCGCCGCGCGAGGTCCGTTGTCGGGCGGGGCGTGTGGCGATGGGAGCTACGGTATCGCCCCTGGCCCAGGCAGCGATGCGCTCGCCGGTCGCCTCGTCCAGCGGCGCGGTGAGGTCGATCATGTGATCCAACTTGTCGAGCCGCTTCAGCCACGTCGGCACGCCAGGGTTCTTCGCGTCGAGCAAGAAGCTGCACGTCATCGCGAACGGGATGTCGGGCGCGCAAACCGGCGTCGGCGTGGCGTCGGGGTTTGGCACCATCTTGCCGCGCCGGTCCTTGATCAGGTCCAGCTTCTTTTCGGCGTGGCAACACAACACGATGTGCGCGTTCAATTGCCAGAGACGCTGGAGCAAATGCTTATGCTCCATCTTCGGCTTGATCCACGCGGCGTATTTGAGAGCTTCCTGCTTGGAGAGATCACCCTTCGTCATCCGATTCAGTTCGTCATTGAACATGTCCAGAACGCCACCGGGGCCGACATGTTCATGGCTGAATGAGTCACAGACCCAGACCGAGTGACCCGCGCGCTGCGAGGCCACCGCGGCCGCCTCGAACCGCTTCGGCGTGAACGGTTCCTTCAATTCCCCGTGCAGGAAACTGAACTCGTCGGCGTAATAAAGTGCGCGGCCATGTTCGGTGTCGCAGAAGCCAATAAGCTTACCGCCAGCGAGACCGGTGGCCAGACGCAGCGCGGACTTCGTCTTGCCCGAACCCGACGGTCCCGCGAGCATGATCAGAACGCCGACATTGCCTCGTTTCGCTGGGGAATAGATGAGGTCGCCGTCAGCCACACCGACGCTCCACCTCGGCCAAGAGCAACTGAGCTTCCTCAACACACGTTGACATCTCCCCCTTGACGATCGGCTGGCCGCGCACCGCGACGATCCGGGCGCCAAGCAGGATGGTGGCCATGATTGCCAGCATCATCTCCCGGTCCAGAGGAGCGATCTCGACGTTGTCGTTGACCAGGTCCATCGTCATCCTCCCAGGTTTCCCGTGTCGAGCATCATCTTCACGGCGGCGTTGTCCGCTTCCGACCGCACGCGGCCACGACCGGATTGCCGTTGCCACATCCGTTCTTTTAGTTTCCACGGTGGAATGTCGATCCATTCTACGTCGTCGGGATAAGCCGGCCACTCGTCGGTCTCGCGGCAGCGTTGCCACAGCGCGATGGCGTCGTGAATTTCTTCGTTCGCGTCATCGAGCGCGGCGGGCGTGTACTCAAATACGCGAATGCCATATGGCGGCTTCGTTTCGATCACGCAGAACCGCATTCCCTCTGGCGGTTCGCCGCGCACGCACTCAGCGCCACGAGGGTAGTAGGCCGCTTGCATGTCATAACCGAATGCCGACCGGGCGAACGTGTCGGCGGAAGCGAGGCCGCTCGTCGTCTTCAGATCCCAGAGAAAAGCGCCGGGTTCATCAGGCAGCCAGTCGACCTTGCAGCGGCCCCACTCGTTTCCCTCAGTCCATATCAGGGTCTGTTCGGGTTTGCCGGCGGTGAACGCACCCGTGCGCAGCCGGAACCGTTCCAGCTCGTCGACGACGCGACGGACACCCTCATAGCTGGTCAGCTTGAGTGGGATTTTTCCCTCCGCGATGGCGGCTTCGCGCATCTCCTTGGCTTTGTTCGTTCTGAAGTCGGTTACGTTCAGGACGCGGACGCGGTCCTCTCCCTGGAGAAACATCGCGTGGGCCACGGTCCCGACGTCCTGCGCGTCGGTAGAGTCCCACTCCGCATCCGGTGCGCCGCCGAGCCGTGGGTGCGCGGCCCAGGCGTGGCGCGGAGAGACCAGCATCAGGCGAGCGGTCGTGTTGTTGAGTGAAGGCACGACGACCGGGTCAGCGAGGTAGGCCGGATCGCTGATCTGGTAGATGCCCGGCTGATCGATACGTGGGGCGGTCTCGCTCATGGCGTGGCCTCTTGTGGGGCGCGCTTACGAACCCTGCCGGCGACAAGTTCGATCCCGGTCGGGCTGTCGGAGCCAACGCGCTCCAGCCAGACCTGATACCCACGCTCCCGCGCCATCTGCCTGACGAGTTCCATCCCATCAGAGTCCAGCAATGAACCGTCACGAACCCGGATCACCTTCAGCCGCGGGTTCAATGCCATTGCCAGGGCGATGCTGGTACGGAGTTGCTCAGCGTCGGAGGCCTGATCGAACGGTAGATCGTTGAGCCGCACACCGCCCTCGGTGGTGAGCGTAAGGCCTGGGATTGGCATCTCGGCCGCGGCGATCTTCGCGTCCGCCTCATGCCTGCGAGCCGCCATCGCGTCAGTCAGAGCCTTCGCCTCGCCGTCCAGGCGCTTGGCCTCGACCTCTGCTTCACGACGTTGCCGTGCCACATCGATCCGCGTGTTGATACCGCGCGCCTGGTTCACTTTGTTCAGTATCAGGTTGGTGTCCACGATTTCCGGCAGCGGCGGGGCGTCGTGCAATTTCTGTCGGAGTTCCTCGGCGTCCAACCGGAGCAGTTCAGCGGCGGCGCCTGTCTCACTGGCCTTCTTGGCCAGGGCGTGTGCTTCGGCGAGCATTTCCTCGGCCCGCCGCAGCTTGACCTCAATCTCTGTCTCCACGTTCTCGCGACGGACGCGCCTTGTCTCTGTCTCGGTGTTCAGCTTCCCCGCCGCGATGAATTCCTGCTCCATGGCTCCGAGATCGATCGGAGCCTCGGGCAGTTCGTGTTCACCAGGGACAACGAATTTGGCGATCAGACCTTTGAGTTGTCGCACTTGCGTATTGAGATCGCGACGCGCGTTGAAGTCGGCGTTGTTCGCCATCTCGATCGCTTCGAAGTCGACATCAGGAACGAACTGGCGCAGCAGCGCGAACTGCTCCTTCTGGTCCATTCTCAGAAACCCCAGCGGATCGAGGCTCAACTTATTAAAAAAGCTGTCTACGAGTTCCTGCGGGCGCCGATATTCAGCACCGGCCGCGTTGCGAACGGACAACGAGGTCGTGACACCACTCGCGCCCTGGCTGATATTTCGACGCACGACGAATTCGCCGAGGTCGATCTGACAGAATCCTTCGTCGGCGCCGCGGCGGATCGGCTCGGCGGCGATCTCCCTCGACCCGGCGAGGGTCCAGAACAGCGCGTCGAGCACGCTGGTCTTGCCGCTGCCGTTCTTGCCGGTGAGTTCCACTATCTCCCCGTCGGGGCGGATGTGGACGACCTCGAGCCGCTTGATATTTTCGGCAATGAATTCCACAATTCTCATGCCGCCCGCCTCTGCTGGAGGCTGCCCGGCATCATCCCTCGAAATGTCAGCCATCGTACCTCGCCCCTTTTCAGGGAGGCGATTAAGGGACATTATGTCCCCATGGTCAAGAACGCCACGTCCCGGCACGTTCCCGCGTGGATTGCTAAAGGACAATGCCACTTTGGGACGATACGTCACCCTCGCCGGTCTGGCGCTCGCCGTGTGTTACGTTAAGATTACCGGAGAGGAGTCCGACCGTGCCGTCAGTCTCGTTTACCCCGGCCGGTTCGGATCGGCCTCAATCTATCCGTTTGACGTCGGACGCGCCCTTTTTCTTGCGGGGGCGATATTGCGTGGCCGGCTGCGTGTGCGATGCCCACTCGGTTTTACGTCCGAAGGTGCGGACCCTGGAAGCAGGCCAGGATTACGCCGCAGCAATTCCTCTCCAAACTCAGCGGCGATTCCGTCGAGGATGCCTCGATACAGGAAGTCAAGCCCCACCCGATGCTGATCACCGAACTGGCGCGAAAATTGTATCAATGTATCAACCGGGGGTATTGCCGCGCCACTCTCCCAGGACAGCCAGGTAGCAACGTCAACATCCATGAGAGCCGCGGTCTTTTCGACTGACGGCTCAAGGATCAGGCGCACCATTCGCAGCCTGTCGCCGACCGAATACTCGCCTTCGGCGAGCCCGCGTCTATCTATCAAAGTGTCGTTCCCCGCGACTCGGCCAGCGATCAGCATGTCCAGTGACACGCCGGTCAATTTCTGGATCGCGATAAGAACTTCCATCGGCGCCCCGAGTTCCGCCCGCTCGTAGCGAGAGTAACGCTCCCGCTTGATCCCGAGCGCGGCCGAGAACGCGGCGATAGAATAATCCGTCACACCTAATTTTGCCCCGTGGGCATAGCGAAGGGCGCGCAATCGACGCGCCACCGCTGCCAGCACGGCATGATCTCTCGTGCCATTTTCCATATTACGCAGTCATAAGGGACCACACGTCCCCTGTCCGGGGGGGTGTTCGGGCTTGCCTTTGGAGACGCTACGTCCCAATGTCGCGGGCCATGACGTCCTTCTCAACCCTCCTGGCCCACCACAACGTGACCGAGGCCGACGTCGCCGCCGCTCTCGGGGTCACCCCGAAAGCCGTGCGGAACTGGCGCAATGGCGCCTACGGGCCGTCGCCGGCCATGGCACGCGCCATCGAAAAAGAATTCGGCATCCCGAAGCATCTGCTGCGACCGGACATCTGGGACGCGCCAGTCGAACCGAAAAGCAGTCGCCGAAACGAAAAAGAACCCGCTTAATTCCAAACTCGAGGGGCTAAAAATAATGTCAGACGATCCAGCAGCCAGCGTGATGGCCGTAAAACCCGAAACATTCCTCGGCCACTGGCGCGACATGCGCGACGCCAAAGATGAGGCGGGCACTGCCGCGACGGAGGTCGCGCGACGGAAAAAGGCGGCGAAACGGGCCGGCGTGGATCTGGACGTGGTCAAGCTGGTCGAGAAACTCAGTGACCTGGAAGACGACGAGCGTCAGGCGTTCCTCTCCAAGGTCGAGACATATTGCGGCTGGCTGAAGCTGCCGCTCGGCGCGTTCTCGGCGGGGATCGTTATCGAGGAGCCGAAAGAATCATCGCGCGAAGCCTTCAACCGATGGGAGGCCGGTCAGGATGGACACGAGGCCGGGCTCAACGGCTCACCGAAAGAAGCCAACCCGCATCGTAACGGGTCGCCGGAAGCCCAAGAGTGGGCGAAGAAGTGGAAGATCGGCTTCGACGCCAACCAGCGAAAGATCGCGGCGAAGTTGGCGAAGGGTACCGGCGCTCCGAGGAAAGGGGCGAACAAACCGAACGCCGCGGTGAGCGGCAAGATGGCCGCGGCTGGCGAAGGGCTGACATCCACGATCAACTAAATGGGGTGCCGTCGTGGGGCACCCCGCGTTTCAGCTCGATGAATGGGTCGTACCCGAAGTCGACCTACAGGCTGCTGGCGCACAGGCATTCGATCGCCTGTTGCGTCCACCAGCCATGTGGACGGCCATCGCGCTCGGGCACATCGAACTAACCGGGCAGCAAGCAGCACGGCTCTCTCGCATCGGGCTCAAACGATCGTGGCCCGACCACCTGGTCATTTGGCCTGGGAATGTCGTCGGCATTGAGTGGAAGACCGGCGACGGCAAGCTATCGATCTCGCGCATGGTTCACTCGAAACGCGGCAAGCCTCGTTGGGTGGAGGGCCAGCGCGAAACATTTCCGAAACTCAAAGCGGCGGGGATGCGGATCTACGTCTGCATCAGCGTCGGCCATGCGCTGCGCATTCTGAAGGCGCTCGAATGTCCAATGGTGAAGTGGGAGATCACCGCATGACAACTCCCAGCTTCGCCATGGCACGCGGGTTTTCTTTCAAAGTCCTCCACACCGAGGACGGCACCCGCAAAGTCGCGCGATTTATTTGTTCCACGTGCGGCGATTGCCTCGACATCACGAACGGAAGTGGCGGCAAGGCCGCTGAATTCTTCGTTGCTCGCGCGGACCGTATGGGTTGGGCCGCGGACGCCCGCAAGCGATCGAAATGCTACTGCCCCCGCTGCCTGGGGGACATGAAAGCAAAACAATTCGCTCCGGAACGATCTCCGCCGCAGACCTCATTGCCGCTTGGGCCGGTCGTGATCTCACCACCACCGTCTGTCATCGACGACCAACCGAAGCAGAAGGAAGCAGTGACAGTGCAGACAGCTATCAAACCCCGCGAGCCCACTGCCGAAGAACGGATGCGCATCAGAGGCTTTTTCGACAAGTGTTTCGATGACGCACAAGGCGTCTATCTCGACGATATGTCCGATCAAAAGATCGGCGAGGAAATCAACGTGCCCTGGTCGCTCGTCACGCGCATTCGCGAGATGGCGTACGGACCTATCCGCTCCGATCCGGAACTCGCGGCGCTGAAGACACGGCAAGCCGCACTGCAAACGCAGATGGATCAACTCAAAGCCGACATCGAGGCATTCGGAAAGAGGCGGGCGGCGTAATGGCGCTCAACTGTCCAATGTTGAACTGGGAGATAACGGCGTGAAGATTGCGAAAGCCCAATCAGCGCCTCCAACCTGCAAGATCGTAGGAAGAAACGCTCGCACGAAACGTGAACGTCTCATAGAGCAATATCTTTCCTGGCCGACTGGTGATGGTGGCTATCCGCCGCAATTCCTCTTCGTTGGGTCAGACATCATCGTTGCTGACGTCGACCACGACGGTGGTGCGGAGTTGACCATCGTCACCATCGACGAGTTTGCCTCCGATCATGACTGGATCTTCGAGGATGACTGGAAGCCGTACCATGAGCGGTGAGCTGGTTCGTTACGATGCGATGTGTCATGCGATCGCGGCGGCGTACCAGATCGATGAGGTCAAGGACATCCGCGACAAGGCCATCGCGCTGGAAGTGTACGCCAGACAGGCACGCAACACGGAAGCGGAACGGCAGGCGTGCGAGATCAGACTGCGAGCTGAACGTAAGGCGGGACAGCTAACCGCGAAACTTCCAACGGCACGAGGCGAGCGGACGGATTTAACTTCATCGCATGGCGCGACGAAGTTCGATGCATTGGCGGAAGCTGGGATCAGTCCTGATCAGGCGTCCAAATGGGAAAGGCTCGGTGGCATTCCCGACGATGTGTTTGAAACCGCGTTGCACGACGGGAAGCCAACTACGAACGGCATCATCTCCGCATACGCGCCGTCCCCCGAACGCGACGCGCTCAAAACCAAGGCGCTCTGGCTGTGGGGCCGCCTGCAAGACTTCGAGCGCGAAGGACTGCTCGAAGAACGCCCCGCCGATCTGCTCGCGGTGATGTCCGATCACATGCGAGCAACAACGCTGGCGTTATCACCACGGGTAATAGAATGGTTGGGAGGGTTAAACGATGACGGCTGAGGAACTGCTTTATGCGGCTGTGCAGAAGGTCATCGATGACTATTCCCATGTGGGTGAGGTTAGCCCGTCGTGGGTCGCCACACAGGTCATGCGCGATATACATTTCGCGCGAGAGCTACACGAGTTGGGCTATGTCGGCTGTCACCTTGAGGTCCGGCAAATAGCGCGACACAAGCTGCGGAAGCAGCACGATCCAAACGTCCGTATTGACGACGTAATCAAAGATGAGCAGCAGGAGATGTTTCCTGAAACACTTCAGGACCGTTATCCGCGGAGGCAGAAGCCGGGAGAAGAACCGATCTATGCCCTGCGACATCTACTGACTCATGACGACGTTCAGTTCAATACTGACCGGATGCGCCGCGGTGGACGAGCTTTGTTGAAACACGCTGACGCGCTCGACGAGTGGGATCTGTCCAGGCGGGGGGCGGCATGACCGATCCCCCGATCCGCATCCTCACCGCCGAAGAATGGGACGAGATGATGCTGGCGCCGCTGCGCGAGTATTGGCGGCTGCAATCTCTCGCGTACCAGCGGAATTCCCTCGGGCTGACCTGCCTGGGCGGCGATCCATACCCGACCGGCGATTGGTCGACGATAGCCAGGAAGGACGACGCGCCATGACCGTGTACCGAGCAGACGGAACCGAACTGCTGCACCCCGCGGACTGGCCATACGAACGCGCCGAGCATCCGATGCCCGAAGTCCCCAAGCTGACGTTCACCCGCGATCGCGATCACCTCGTCATCTACGCGGCCGGCGATGGCGTCACGTTGGATCGCAACACCATCCGCGCGATCGGCATCATGATGGTCAATCTGGCAAACGACATCGAGGCTGAGGACAGCCGAAACCATTCACAAGCCACGAAACCCTCTGACCAATAGGACTAGGCGTTATGGCCGCGTTCGATCATTGGCTTCCGTTGCATGTCGGGGATTATCTCGCTGACACGATGCACCTCAGCACGTTGCAGCATGGCATCTACATCCGCCTGATCATGCACTATTGGAAACGACGCGGCCTGCCCGCCGACGAGCGGTCGCTTGCCCAGATCGCCGGGATACCGACGCTCAAGTTCCGGGTCCATGGAGGGCCGGTGATGGCGCTGTTTACCCCGGTCGGCGTCGGATCTGAGTCAAAACTCCTGGGGACTTTGAATAAAAAAGTAGACACGAACGACGGGGTATCTGGCGAGTCAAAACCCCATGGGGTTAATGGTGTCGACCATGTTACGGTTCCCGACATGGCGCCGACCCTGTCTCACAAGCGCCTCGATGCCGAATTGGCCCGTGCCGTGGGCATTTTCGAGCACCGCAAGGACGTCGCTACCCGCTCAGCGGCAGCACGCCGAGGTGGCAAAACCAACGGTCACAAGAGTGAGCATTTGCTCAACGGAAAAGCAGTCGAATCCCCGACTCCCGCGCCTCAGCGCGCACGCGACTCTACCACCACAACCTCTGAAGAGTCCCCCCTAACGCCCCCCCAGGGGGGCAAGCGCGAGCGTGGAATTTCAAAACCTCGACCAACAAAACCAGAGCCCGTCACTTTCCGGTGCGGGTTTGGCGCAAGCGCCGTCAGCGACATGCAGGAGGCAGTCGACTATGCCGAACCAAGCAACCCACCTACCGGTCGTCCGCAACTGGTGTCAGTCGCTGGGCGTCTTGTCAGCGGTTAGCATTTCTCGCGCCGAGGCCGAAATGAAGCTGGCGGCGTTCGTTCCGCTGCTCATGCGGGAGTTCCCCGACGGCGCGTTCACGGCTGATTCGTTGAGCCATTGCGCCAAGGCAGCGATCAAGGGGTTCCCGACCTATGGCGAGCTGGTGCACTCGCTCAGCGAATGGTGGCGCGAGCATCAGCCGGTGCGGCCGGCGTTGCCACCACCGGAGCCGCTGCCGTTTCACGTTCCGACACCGGAAGAACTCGCCCACATCCGCGCCTGCGTCGAGGAAGTGACTGCCAGGGTCAGCGCCCACGCCGACGAGGCCGCGGCCGCGTCCCGTTTCGGCGCGCGGCATCTCTCGCCCGGCGTGCTCGATCAGATCAACCCGCTGCCGAATGGGCGCAAGCGCGTCATGGACGGCGTGTCGTGAGCATCGATTACGACCACGCCACGATGAACTTGTTGATCAGCCTGCGCGGTGGCTTGCCCGACGCGTGCGACTTCTGCGGCCAGCCGTTCACCGATCAGCGTTGGCCGGTGCCCGAAGAAGCGGGCGAGTGGGCATGCAGCGAATGCGAGGCACGTTGGGCGAAGGAGGTGAAATGACAACGCTGGCAGAGGCCCCGAATGATCGGCTGGTGATGTATCTCCAGGTCCGTTTCGACCTCAACACGCTGATCGAAACCGGGACCTTCGAGGGCACGAGCACGGTCTGGGCGGCTGAGCGGTTCCGCGAGGTTCTCACGATCGACATTCGTCGGGACTTCCTCGATCAGGCCCAAACCGCCTGTTCGGATCATCAAAACGTCCTGTTCATGGTTGGCGATACGCGGTTCTGGCTGCGCAACCTCGTCCCGACGCAGGAGGTGCCAGTGATGTTCTGGCTCGATGCGCACTCCGCCCCAGGGATGTTCGGGGATCACGACGACTGGCCGGTGCTGGACGAACTGGCGATCATCACCCAGTCGCCGTCGCGCCATTTCATTCTGATCGACGACGCGCATTGTTTTCTCGCCGGAACGCCATTCCCGGCTTGCCCGAAGTTCGACGAGGTTTTCGATTTCGCGACCGACAACGGCTATGCGACCCGGATCATCGGCGACGTGATCGTGCTGGTGCCGCAGGCCTCGGTCGGAGCCCTCGACGAGTTCGAGGCCGCGGCATGACGACGATCACGCTCCGCGCCCGCCAACTCGACCAGCCGCTCGCTGTAGGCGATCTCGTGCGCAGAGCGGCGCCGGGGGCGGTCTACCGCGTCGTGTCGCTCACCAGAGTCCGCGTTTCCGGCGAGGTCGGCAAAGATCACTTTCGGTTGATCCTGGAACGACTTCAGGAGCAACTTACCCCCCCCGGGGCCGAGGTCCGGCCGTGGCCCCGCGACCGGACCGCGCCACGACAGAGGCGTTCCGTTTGTTCAGGAGCAACGACCGACCCTGGCCCCCCAGAGCCCGCGACCGCCCGGCTCGCGCGCATTCGGGCGAAAGCGCCGCTGATGCTCGACATGGCGCTCGAAGCGATCCGAAAGGGCCGCGTCACGGATCATCTGGCCCAACTCGCCAGAGTGGCGCGCGTCGGCCGGGACGACGGGGTTCGCGAGGGAAGGGACTACGGGCCGGGGATACGGCTGCGACCGGTGCGAGGGCGGCGACAGTCCGGCGTTCTGCGCGAAGCGGACGTCGAGGTCGTCACCGGAGCCGATCCCACCAAACCCAACATCAACGTCTCTCGTGCGCGGCGCTGCGATCCGCTGGTCAAACTGCAGAAAGCCGGGACGATCGGCGGGCGGCACGTCGACGCGGCGGAGATGCTCCGTGAGCAGATGGAGGCGTCCGAGGCGGGGGTCTGCGCGGGCGACCTGTCGTCGGTGCATTTGCCGGCCCACCAGCGCGCCAACATCACAGACAGGCAAATCCTGGCCCTGGGGAGGGCCAGGGAGGCCCTGGGGGCTGTCGCCGCACCCAACAGGCCATCCGTGCTCTGGACCGTCTCAGGGGGCAACGTGGCGGGCTACGCGGCCTATGTCGGAATGCGCCACACGACCGCGGCGAGCCGTCTCCTGACCGGGCTCGAGGAACTGGCCGACCACTATCGCCTGCCGGGAGGGGGCAACTGATGGCCAAAGCAGCCGCCAAGGCAAAGCCGGAGAACGGCGAACTCACCGAGGACATCTTCGACATCGAAGCCCTGGTCGAGAACCCGCGCAACCCCAACCAGCACCCGGAGGAGCAGATCGTCCGCCTGATGGCGAGCCTGCGGGTCAACGGCCTCTACAAGCCGGTGCTGGCGCGGCGAGCGAACCGAATGTTGATCGCCGGTCACGGTATCCGTCAGGCCGCGATGCGGCTCGGCTGGACGACGATACGGGTCGCGTTCTGGGACGTGGATCAGGTGACGGCCGATCGGACCATGCTCGGCGACAATCGGCTCGGGGAGTTGTCCAGGCCGAACCAGGATCGCGTGGCTGAACTGCTGCGCGAGATCCCCGAGGACGACTGGCTGAGCGTCGGCTTCTCCGACGACGAGGCCGCGAAGCTGATGTCCGATCTGCGCGACGGCGAGATCCAGGTCTACGAGGTGGACGCCGGCATCGTGCATGACACGTTCTGGATCAATGTTCGCGGGCCGCTGCCGAAGCAGGCGGATGTCTTGCAGCACATGAAAACGCTACTCGGTCAATACCGCGACGTTACGATCGAGATCGGTCTGACGGAGCAACCGTGAGATGGTCAAACGTCTTCGCGAGAAACTACAGCACGTCAAGAAGCGCAACAGCACGCCGGCCGCCGTGCGCGCCAAGGCGAAGATCCGACAGTCGATCCTCGACAAGATCGGCGCGGAGAACGCTCACGTCTTCGACGCTTATTGCGGCGATGGTCAGCTCTATCGGGCGGTGTGGCACAAGGCGGCGACCTGTGTCGGATGCGACATGGAATTCTATCCCGACGAGCGGATCGCGTTCAAAGCCGACAACCGCCGCGTGATGCGGGCGATCGACCTGCAACAATTCAACATATTCGACATGGATTCCTATGGCTCGCCGTGGGAGCAGCTTTACATCCTGGCTTACCGCCGGCGGATGAAACCCGGGGAACTCGTGGCGATCGTGCTGACCGAGGGCCAGGGAATGAAACTCAAGCTGGGCGGCATGTCACTGCCGTTGTCCCGGCTCGCGGGCGTCCGTCACTGGCTGCCCGGTCTCCCGAAATTTCAAAAGGAACTCATCGACCGGGCATTGCTGCGGGTGGCGAAGATGATGAACGCCACTCCAATCTACCGCGAGGAAGGTAATGAAGCCCAGGGCTCGACGATGAACTATGTCGGCGTGATCATGCGCGGGAATGATCCGGTGGAGGTTCCCAGCGGGCAGCCTGAGGCGACTGCCCAACTGGTCGCGGCTTAAATCCACTTAAAGCCGTGTGCCATGACGCCGAGTAGCGTGGCGAAGCCGGTAATTCCTCCACCCACCACCAGGCCAAGCAAGCTGATGATCCAGCGGAAGTCCGTCACCTGACGCGCGGCGATACGTTCGATCGACCGTTCCAGGCGGAGAATGCTTGCTTCGGTGCCGCGCGCGATCTGTTCCAGCACGGCGACCCGTGTTTCAATATCGTCCATGTCGATTGCTCCTTTCCCGAGCATGAGAGGGGTTGCCGACCAGGGATCTCCACGGCCCCTGGTCGGCTTTTTCCGTCAGGCGTCTTTGTCGAACAGGTCCAGGGCGTCGAGCACCGCCGCCTCGGCATACTGGCGGGGGACGCTCAACGTCAGGGCCATAATCCCACCGATGGTTGAGTTGCCGAGCGGCGCTCCCTGGCGAGCGTCGTCAACGAAGTCTGGATCGGAGGTCTTCATCAACTCCAGCGCGTGCCGGACCAGCCTGCAATGATCGCTCATGGTCAGCCCTCTTCCGGCTCGCCGAAGACCTCGGCGTAGAGGGCGGGGCGACCGTGGTGTTCGACCATGGAACGCGCGTCGGACTCGTCCACCAGACGGAGGCCGTCGCCGCCTGACCAACTGCCTTGCCCGGTGCTCACGGCCCACCGAGAGCGAGGCCCGCCGTGACCGGAGATGAAGAACTGACCCTTGCGAGTGCGATACAACCGCGTCTCGTCGTAGTTAAACTTTCCCCGGTCGGAGATATTCCCGCTGACGTTGCATATTTCCTCGGCTGTCTCGGTGTCGTAGACTTTGCCGTCAATGACTTTACGCATGTTGGTTGCTCCTTTCACGAGCAATGAGACTTTCCGGCCGGGAAGGGGCAACCTCCCGGCCGGTTTCTTTATCAGGCGAACGGTAGAAGCTGCACAGCCCGCAGCTTCGGCGGCATCGTGATCGGATCGACCGGACCCGCCTCGACGATCCGGCGCAGCCATTCGTTCTCGGCCAGCGCCTTGGTGGCGTCCTCTATTCCCTCGGCGAAAACGTGAAACAGGCTGAACTTCTTCTGCCGCGAGATCGTTTCCAGTTCGTCGCGGATCATCTGGCGCAGGTTCACGTCGCCACGGCTCGGGTGGAGGTAGAGGCTTTGAAAGCCCTGGGCATTGATCCACTGCTCGGCCGGATCGCACATCCGCAGGCTCCCGCTGAGGTCCAGGAAGCCGGCCCATGTCACCAGCACCGGCACGTAGCCGATCCACTCGACCCATGAACCAGGGCGCGCGAGGCTCGGGACGGTGCCGCCGGGACGCGCGAGGCCGGCGAAAAACAAATCGACAGCTTCCAGGTTCATCTCGTCTTCGATCAGGACATCCATGCGCCGGACGATGGCGTCCATTTCCTCGCGCTCCTTCGCCAGCGGGCCGTTACCCCACCGCCAGTTCAGGACTTTCAACGTCGGCAGCAGCTCGTCGACGCGATCGAGCAACTCGCCCATCTCGGCGATCAGGCTCTCGCGTGTGTCAGCGGTTTTCGGCTTCTTCGTCCGCTTTGGTCGCGGCTTTGGGTTTATCGCGGCTTTCGCCATTTTAGGTCTCCAATTGGATTCAGCCCGACGAATGTCGGAACCGTCCGCGAACTGGCGCGGAGAGAAGCTGTGCGGTGGTCCGTGCGGCGGTCCGTACGGCACTTCGCAAACCGTTGACGTTGCAGGTGCGGCGCATCTGCGGCGGTCTGCGGCGGTTCACAGCTTCCCCCTTCGTCAGATCAGCTCGACTTTCTTGTTCAACGCCGCCGTCGCCGTGTGGTAGTGCGCCGGGAACTCCCGCCAGGTGACCTTGTTCGCCAGCGTGGCCCCGCCTTTTTCGTTCAGGAGCAACTCATGCCCCTGGTCCACCAGCCATTGGAACCGGAACCGGATGCCCCCAGGGGGCGACAGTGGTAACAGCGGGTGTGACCAGGGCGTGCCGTGCTGCTTGTGGTAGACGGCCGCCCCGGCCAGCTTGGCGTTCTCAATGGCCGGCAGCAGCCATTCGGGTCGCATGATCCGGGCGCCGCCGCCGCTCTCGCCGCCAGTGATGACCCAATCCATCCCGGTAAAGTTCAGGGCGTCGGTTGGGCCAATGATCGGCTCGACCGAGACGAATGCCGTCATGTTCCCGCCGGTGCGCTCCTTGATCGAGCGCAGGACGTTCAGCCTCGCGGCAACTCGGTTGTCCTCCGCGGACACCCCGATCCAGAAGTTGGCCGGGATGCCGCTGTTGCCGTAGCGATCGACGAGGATTTTGCGGGCTCTGATCGGACGTTTACTGAGGATTTGCATGATTACGGTTGGGTGCTGCTCGAAGGCATCCAGGGCCTTGTGGATCGCGTCATCCGGCACTTGCTCGTGGAAAAAGTCGCTCATGCTATTCACGAAGTTCAGGAACGGGCGGAGCGTGCCGTCATCGGCGACATGAGGTTTCATTCGCCTCAACTGTGACAGCCGATGCAGATGCAGCTTCACGTCCTCGAACTTATGTCCGAAGTTGAAGCGCGTGTTCCCAACCAAAGCGGCCGCATAGCAGTTGTCGCAACCGGCGCTGACCTTCGTGCAGCCGACCCAGGCGTTGAGCGTGCCGGAACACCAACTGATATTCGAGTTCAGCACGACCATCATGAGTCTCCTGGCGCGAATAAGAAACTTTGCCCGTTGGCCTCCATCGCCTCCCGCTCGTGGCGCTTCCTCGTGCGCCAAAGGCGTTTGACGGCTTCCGCAGGCATCGGGATGCCACTACGGCTCGCGCTCATCTTCTTCTTGGTTTCCGGCGATCGAGCTACTCCTGTTCGTGTTGCAATTTCAGCCTGGCCTTCCGGCGAAGAGAAATATCTCTTCCGGGCCGCTGATATTTTGGCCCCGACGCTCGGATCGCGCTTCCTCCCGAGTTGGTGTGAGGCGTGCGCGACTTTCATCTCCGGGGTCGCTGCCGCCCAGCGCAGTGTGTGTGATCTCGACTTTTTTCGGCGCGTGACGTCGCTATCCTTGTGACCCTTTTTCAAATCACTGAGCAGCTTCTTTGTGTATTCGGTGAGCCTGAAAGCGCCCTGGTGTGGATCAGGGATCGTGCCGTTGAAGTAAGCCGCGAAATGATAGGCGTATTTGGACTCCACAAACCCGAGTGCCGCCGGCTCGACGTCATGTGCCAAAACAACGAACGCGAAGGCGGACTCCCCGTACTTGGCCCATGCGCGCTGCAATTTAACACTGTGATGTTGCCCATTGCGCAACGCCAAACGATGCGCCTGCCAGCGCAAATCGACTTCTCGACTGGTTTTGCCGACGTACCAGCGGTCCGTCCCGCGTTGATTGATGCCATAGATTATCCCGGTCATCATGCTTCGTTCTCCTCCAGCACGCCCTCGATCATGCCAAGCACGATCCCCGCTTCCTCCCTCAACTCGGCGAGAGATTCGCGGGCTCCCCTCACGTCGCCGGTCAGAGTGAGCGAAGTAACCCGGCGTGCGAGCAGGGTAACTCGCCCGCTGTGCCGGATCACGACTGCCATGGCCGCTCGCATTTCGATTTCGGTGTCGCTCATGCCTTCCCTTTCGCCTTGGCGATTACGAAGTCGATCTTAGCCAGCACGGCTTCGTCCCTGGCTATGACTTCCGCCTCCATGGCATCGAGCGTTTCACGGATCGGGTTGTTGGCGTCGTCAGGCACGCAGAACGATTGCAGCAGGCTCAGGATGTTGTCCGCGATGTAGTCGCGCGCCATGTTCAGCGCGCGTAACAGTTCGGCTTCTCGCTTGGTCATTCTGGCTCCTTATCGCAGGCGGGGGAAACATTCACTTGCACGTCACCGTGCCGGCCGAGCCGATAGAGACTCACAATCAGTGCGCCATTGGCATTGCGACGGAAGCTAATCAGCCCGCCGCGACCGTGACCGTCGTTGGAATCGAATTCAATGATTCTTTCATCCCGGCCGGCATACTGATTCGCGACGCATCGCGTGGTTACTTTCGGTCTGATCATGCGCCATTATTCCTCGTCTTTCGGGCGTGGCACATTGCGGAACAGCGATCCCATCCGCTGGAGGACTTCGGGCTCATCCAGCGTCCCGTCAGGGTTGATGGTCGAGAACGTGATCGCCGGCTCGCTGGCGTTCGCCTTGCCCCAGGCATCGAACTGGACGCGATCCAGGAACCGGACGAACTGCGCCAGGCTTCGCGGAGAGCAACCGGGCGGGTCGGTCCGAACGTATTCGCCGTCGCGGTCGTGAACTTCCGGACCAACGATCACCCCGTTGCCAGCGATCGGAGCCGCGTGTCCGTGGATCATGAAGAACGATGTCTGCGGCTTGAACATGCCTTCCTCGTCAACGTAGAGCACGTCCCCGTTGGGCAGGCCCAGATACACGGCCTCGATCCAGCCGCCGACGAACCTTTGCAGGTCCGCCGTCGTGGAATACTCAACCTCGCGGATTTCCCTGGCCGCGCTGTCGATCAACATCGCTTTCATGGCTTGTACTCCGTCCAGCTCAGGTCCAACGCCTCCACGGCGGCCACCAGCAGCTCGTGTGGGCTGTTTTCGTCGGTCATCCTGGTATGATCCCGCCCCCAGTCCAGCAACGCCCTCAGCGCCTCCTCCAGGCGGCTCTCGCGGGGTGCCGTCTCGGCCAGGGTCCGGACCGCCACGTCATAGGTGGCGTGCAGGTCCGGCCACTCGTCAGCGAGGTCCGGCGCACCTTTCCCGTGCGCCGCCTCGATGTCCTTGACGAACTCCTGCGCGATCTCGCGCAGGGTCCAGCCCGTCCGATCTACCGGCTCGGCCAGAGTCGCGACCGCGGCCTCGTAAGCCGTGTCCAGATCGGACCAATCGACCGACTCTCCGCAGCCCGTGCCGCGCTCATACGCGGCAACGAGCAACTCACAGACCTCTCTGGCGGTCATCTGATCCTCCCCGACGTCTGCGCCCGACCGGCGATGCCCTGGTTGATGGAAACGCTCTCAGCTGCGGTTCGACCGGCGTTGTATGCCGCCGGATCGGCCACCCTCCGACCATGGCTCCCGCCGGCCAGCCTCATGCCCAGCGCCGCGAATGCCTCATCGACCAGGGGAGCCTTGATCAGCACCAGGTCGCGGCCAGTGGTCCGTTGCGTGAAGTCTCGTGCTGACTTCAGTTCCAGCAGCCGCTCACCCAGACGTGCCGCCATGCCCATTTTGAAGCTGGACAGCATACCGGACTGCCCGTGCTTCTTGAGCGCCATGTAATCCGGGTTGAACAACACGAAATGGTCGCTCTCCCGGTCGATCGCGCGCTTGAACACCAGCGTCAGATACTCGGCGATCTCGGTATCAACCTTGAAGCCGAAGTAAACAACGCCGGAGCCTTGCGCCCAGGCTTTGCAGTCGGTGAACGCCGCGATCCGCAGCACCGCGCCGCTGATCTCATGGTGCCGGACGTTCGCCACCTCCTGCTGGAAGATTACCTGTTCCTTGACGGTGACCTCGTCGAGGTCGATCTCGTATTTGGCCAGGAGACGATCGACCGCCGCCGCGGCTTCCTTCGCCTCGGCCTCGGTGCATCCGTTGTCCACGGTCCGCGCCATCATAGCGCGGATTTGCGCGAGCTTACTTTCGCGCTGCTCTTTCGCTTTATCGGTCATTTTGGAACCTTTACTTGGAGGGGAGGGGAGCGGTTGGCACCGCCCCCCAGCCAGTCACTCGGCGGCGTGGCGGTACTCGTCCTCGTCGTCGTCCTCGTCCCGTTCCTCGCGACCGAACTCCACTTCCGCCGTCGGCTCGTCCTGGGTCGGAGCCGCCAGCATTGGGATGCCGGGAGCCCGCTTCAGGATCTCCGCGACGCGATTGCGGAACCCCTCGGCTTTCGTCAGGAAGTTCGCCTTCGTGACGTCGTCCTCGGCCTTCTCGGCCCATGCGATGTTGCGCGTCTCATGGGCGCGCAGCGCCGCCAGGGTCAGCCGGATCGCCGGGGCCAGCAGCGCCGCCGTTTCCGGAGACGTCGCCTTCGTGTCCAGCTTGGACGTCCCGACGATCAGGATCACGCCAGGCCATGTCGAGAAGTCGAACACCAGCGGAGAGGTTGACGATCCGGCATTGTAGGCCCGGACCACCATGCCGCCCTTCGAGCGAAGATCCTTCGGCAAGCCAGCCTCGAGCGTCTTGGCGATCTCGCCGATGTGCTTCAGGTAAGCCGAGTTGATGCCGACCGGCTCCCACTCGCGCCCCTGAGCAGCTCCCTCGCCGTCCAGATTGGCGAACGCGGCTGTCGGAATACTCCGCTCGTAGTCGGGGAACTCCTCGTCCACGATCGCCACCTGGAAGGCCATGGTGCGCCGCGCGTCAGTCAACTCCGCGCTCGCCATCCCAGCAGCGAACCGCAGCCGGACTTTCCCGGCCGACGAGTCGTTTTTGGAAATCATGGCGATGCGAGCCTTCAGACCATCGTTGGAAATGATGATCCCCGGCGTCATCCAGGCCGGGGCTTCCGTCCCGATCTTGAACGATGCCACGAACATCTTCGCGCCGTCGCTCGAAGCGATCCGCCCGACCCCTTCGTGGGCATGAAGGAAAACGCCCTCATACTTCGCGAAATTGCCCTTGTGGTCGGACGCCGAGTCCGCCGCCATCAGCAGCGCCGCCGGAATGAGCAGGTCTTCCGGCTCGGGCAGCTTCTCCACCTTTTCGGTTTCCGTTTCGTCAGCGTCGTCGCGCATGACCTCCGTATGCACCGTCATATCGGTGCCGGGACGTGTTCGTTTAGCCAATGTCTTTACTCCGGGTCGCGGCAGCCTCATTGACTGGCCGGATGTGCTTTCCTGGCACATCGGAAAATGGGTCCGTCCCGCTTTCCGATTCCGTCAGGTGCGCAATGGGAAATTGTCCGCCGGTCAATTGTTTCCGTCAAGTAAATTACTGGTCCGCAACTAGTTTTTTTGTCAGGAGCAACCCGGTGGGGTGGGTCATTTTTTGGTCAGGAGCAACTCAGGGGGGGGGCCGTGCGCTGACCTTCGCCAGCGCACTCCCGAAGCTACTTCATCATCGTCAGCGTGATCGCTCGCGGCGTGACATCGATGGCCAGGGTGCCTTGCCACGGTGGCAGTTTTAGCGCGGCCTCGACGTCCTCGATCGGGAGGAATTCGCAACCATCGTCGCCTCCAAACCATGCCCGCTTCCGCTCATACCAGGTGTCGAACTCGAACTTCGAAGGGTCGATCTCCCTCGCGTAGACCACGAAGGAGCGGTGGTCGGACTTGTCCTCGTACAGGCCTGGCAGCCCGTTGGACATCAGGTAAACGCCGTGGTCGCCAACGAGCCAGAGACCCGCCCCGATCGGGGGCTCCTGGCCGTAAGTGGCGCCGTGCTTGGTCGCGGCCTTGGCGTGCGCCACCAACTTGCGCACGCCCTCCACGTCGAAGTGCAGCATCATGAGCGAACTCCTTCCATTTCCTCGTAGACCTCGACCTCGACCCGGTAGTCATCCGGTCGGGCGAACATGAATTCACGGCGGAACTGAGCGAGAGCTATGGCCTTGTCCTTCGCCGCGTAGAGATACCGACCGGCGAGGTTGGCTCGCCGATCAGCAGGCGTCAGCTTATCGTCAGGAACGATCTGCCGGACGATGACCCGGAAGCGGGTCATTGCGCCTTCGCCATGACGTTCAGAGCGAAACCAACCGCCCAGCCCTTGGGCGATGTGATCGGCAACTGACCGCCGGTCGTGCCGACCAGCTTGGTCTTGCCCGTGGACGAACTGGGTGCCGCGGCGCAAGCGCCCGCTCCCACATCCACGGTGATGATCAGCTTGTCGCCCTCGACCTTGTGAGTGACGTTGTGCATCGAATGTCTCCGCTACCGCCGGCATAAGCACCGACGTTCTGCGCTCCTGGCGCATACGCAGGGAGGCGGACGAACCGCCTCCCGTCGTAACCGTCAGGTGTGGATCAGCCACTCCCGACTTCTCTCGTGGAAGATGAAACCGCCGACCATGCCGCAGCCGCGCCAGGAGAAAGACGGAGCGTTCTGGGCGTCCGGCCAGATAACGCCGCCTTCCTGAGCGAGCAGGTGCAACAACCGAGTGAACGCTTTCGAGAACTCATCGTGCAGCTCGTTTTGGTAGGCGAAAGCCATCGTGCGCATGAAATGCCGAGGATCGGCGATCTCGACGTTCACCGCCGCGTCCCCCACTCGGGACCAGCCGCAGGTTGTCGGCATCGGCTTCAGATCGGGCAACGTGCCGCTCATGGCTTCGTCCCCCACGGCAGGCCGAACCGCTTGGCGCAGGATGGGCCGTATCCGACTTCCTTCGAGCGATCGTCGGTTAGTTCCAGCCCGCAGAAGCAACATTCGCCGGTTGTCTGGCCGTAGGCCGACGCCGTGCCGGCCGGATCGTCAGCCAGCGCCCGCAGCAGTTCCAGGATCACGCCGAGGTTATCCAACGTCAGATCCCGGCCTGGAATGAACTTACCCTGTGGCGTGATCCGCCCGTAGAACTTGCGATAGCCGAAGCCCTTATCGGTGGACGTCACCGCCACGGTTCCCGGCCATTGCGATTGCGCGCCGGAGATCGACAACCTGATCTTCAGCTCGTCTTTTCCCAGCGTCACCCGCGGGCGTTTCCCAGCCCGCACCAGGAATGCCAGCACTCCCCCGACATCGCCGATCTGTTCCGGGGGCGTCGTCGCCCGCATCACCAGCCTGTCTACCCAGGGCATTTGCTTCGCCGACAGCCCGCGTCCAGCGGCCTGTTCTAGCAGGGATTGAGCGAAGCCCCGGTCGCGCTCATCGAGGCGACCGAGGTTGTCGCGCAATGCTTCGAGATTACTTAGCATTGTTTCGGTTACTCCACTCCGATCGGCATAGGCACCGATCGTTCTGCGCCTGGCGCATACGCAGGGAGGCGAGCGAACCCGCCTCCCGTCGCATGGGTCAGACCCCGACGAACCGATTCAGGATGCGCTCGCGGGCCTTGTCCGAAATCGCCCGGCTCGCGGTCTTGGTCGTGCCAGCCCGGAATGACCCGGCCTTGCCGAGGTAGACCTTCGCTTCCTTTTGGGGATGCGAGAAAACCCAGGAACGATCGGACCAAAAAATCCGGGTGTAGCCGTTGTCGGTCAGGTACTGAGCGAACTGTTCGCGAAGTGTCATTGTCTCAACCTTCATTTCCGCCAGCAGACTCGCCGGTCGGCATACGCTCCGGGCGTATGGGAAAGAGGCTTGCCGCTTTCCAATGGGTCCGGAATTTTGAATCAGGAGCAACTTAGGGGTCGGGCCGTTTTTTGAATCAGGAGCAACTCGGGGTGGAGCCTGAATTTTTGAATCAGGTGCAACTCAGGGGGGCATCGATTTTTTGAATCAGGTGCAACTCAGGGGGGGCGGGCTTTTTTCGCAGCTGTGAATCGGGCCGCCAGGGGTGCCGTGGAGCATCGCACTCGACCGCTCCACGCGCCGCTCCACGGGCGCTCCACGGGTCGCCGGGTCGCCGCTCCACAGGTCCGCTCCACGGGTCGCCGGTCGCACCCCTGGCGGGGTCCGAGGGGTGCCAGGGTGCCGGTCGCCGGGGTCCGAGGGTGCCGGGTCGCCGGTCGCACCCCTGGCGGGGTCCGAGGGGTGCCAGGGTGCCGGTCG